TTATAGATTCCAACAGGAGATTCTTGATCGAAAGCTTGCAGAGCGGCATAAAAAAGAGACTGACAAGATAGACGCAGTGATGAATCCGATCAAAGAGCCACCCAAAGAATTTGAAGACTGGGTATGGGAGACTGGAATGAGCTTCAGCCGATACCTGATCTACAAAGAGGAGAAGAAAGGCGAGGCTGTATGCGAATGCACGCACTGTAAGAAAATCGGAACGGTTAAGAGAAAAGATATCAGGCTTCGGAACAATGAAAAGGGGATATGTCCTTTCTGCGGAAGCCGTGTAACGATTAAGGCAAGGGGGAAGATGCCGGGACAGATATCCGATGAACGTTGGTTCTTGTATGTAGATCCAATGGAAAAGGGATTCGCCCTTCGATATTTTCGGGCAGATCGGAGAATACGGAGCGATAAATATGTGGAGTTCACGATCGATAAAAGCCGGATTGAACAGGATATATTCGAATATAGCAGGGCAATATATACATTTCCGAAAGGAAAGCCAAAATATGAATCCTATGAGTGGGGAGTATATAAGCAGCGCGGGGAGTGCCGATGGTGTCCTGATCAGGGAAGAATAGCCTGCATGGAATGTATTTTATATCCGGGCAATCTTCCGGCGGCATGGGAGCATACCCCGATGAAATATTCGGCATTAGAAGTGCTGTCAGGGAATATGCCAACAGTAGCTTTGCGGTATGAGGATGCAATCTCAAAGTACATACAGTTCCCCAAGTTGGAATGGATCTGCAAAATGGGACTGAACAGACTGGCGAAAGACATTATAAATTGCCGATATTCAGGAAATATGGTAGGGAAAATCCGGGAAAAAGGATCCACCATATATGAGATTTTGGGGCTGAACAAAGTGAATACCAAGTTGCTCCAGGCGATTGATGGAGACCATTACGAACTTCGCCTTTTGCAAGTGGCGCAGGAAATCGGACTGCAGTTCAAGCCTGAACAGTTAAAGGAATATTACGAGACGTTTACCTGCAACACGGAACTCCTGAAGCAGGCGAACAGGAAAGCTACACTCCACAAGATTATGAAATACATTACGAGGGAAAGTGAAAAATATCCGATCGGAGAATCGGGAGAGTGTTGGAGGTATTCCTACATGCGTTACCGAGAGAGGGAAGATCCGCGGATTGAGAGAAAGCGAAACATGGCAAAGGATTGGCTTGAGTATCTGAAATGGTGCAAAGAGCTGGGTTACGATCTGGACGATATGTTTATTTATATGCCGAATAACTTCAAGAAGGTTCACGATCGGACTGCAAAAGAATATCAAGAAAACCTAGATAAAATCGAAGCAAAGAAGCGTGCGGAGAGAGAACGCGAAGCAAAGAAACGGATGGAGCAGACAAAACGTGCTCTGGAAGAAATCCTGGGAGAGAACAAGGATGTTCAAAACGCCTTTCAAGTCAAGGGAAAAGGACTTCTCCTGGTTGTTCCTGCCAGTGCGGAGGATATTAAGGCAGAAGGGGCCGCCCTGCATCATTGCGTTGGTACCTATGTTGACAGAGTGGCCAGAGGGGAAACGAATATTTTCTTCATCCGGAAGGAGCAGGAACCGGATAAACCGTATTTCACGATGGAGTGGAAAGATAATGATATTGTGCAGTGCCGGGGATCCCGAAATTGCGGAATGCCGCCGGAAGTGAAAGCGTTCACCGAGGCTTTCAAAAAGAAAATGTTGGAAACCATAGAAAAGGACAAAGGCAAAGGACTTAGGAGGTGCGGATAATATGTCAACAAATATAATCAGGAGCATACGGAAGGGATCTGCACAGTGGAGCGAAGAAGATAGACTGCAGTTGGTATCGATATTGGCCAAAGCGGGATATGCGGTAAAGATTGGAAGACGCATGGTTCCGGGAACTGAAAACAAGCCAAAACCACAGATGGAATACACAGTTGAATATTGGGAGGCGGAATAGATGAAGATAGGAGAAATTGTAGAAATTCTGATAAGAGTTAAAGATGATTACGGACATTTAGATTACCGAAGACAGGCGGTCGAAGAAGCATGCAATCTGCTTGACAAGCTACCGCGAATGGAGGAGGCGAGGGAATATGAACCGATCCAGAATAGAATGGTGTGATCACACACTGAACATTGTCACCGGATGTCGGCGCGGATGCGAGTATTGCTATGCGAGGACCATGAGTCTTAGATTTTCTGGGAATGTAAGACTGAATATTACGAGGACGGATAAATACCGGAAAGATGGGGGCGGCTACATACTGGATGAACCATTCGTCGGGGAAAATGGGAAACAGATTATATATCCTTTTGGCTTTGAGCCAACGATGCATAGATACCGGTTCAATACACTGGACAAGCTGAAGATGGGGCAGAATATTTTCGTTGGAGCCATGGCGGATTTGTTCGGAGACTGGGTACCGGATAGCTGGATCGATGAAGTCTTTCGGTGCTGCATGGAGCATCCACAGCATAATTATTTGTTTCTCACGAAAAATACGGAAAGGTATGCGGATTTAGATATGCTTCCCGGCGGGGAAAATATGTTTTACGGAACATCGATCACACGGGAAGAGGAAATGCATAAGTTTAACTTCCTGCCGGCGCGGCGCAACACATTTGTGAGCATAGAGCCGATTCTGGAAGATGTTCTCCCTGAGAAGCACAACATTTTGTTCCGTCAGGTGGACTGGGTAATCATCGGGGCTGAGACTGGACGGAGAAAGGGGAAGGTCATTCCTAACCCGGAATGGATCTGGAAGATCATTGAAGCGGCAGAGAAGGAAAAGACGCCGGTATTCATGAAAGACAGTCTTATCGATATAGTCGGAGAAGATGCCATGAAGAGGGAGTTTCCGGATCAGCTCCTCGTAAGGAAAAAGAGCGATAAAATTCTAGCGAAGCTGATGGGAGAATGCGTGGAATGTCATAAGCAGCAAGAGAAAAACCAGATGGTATCTATTACAGCGCGAACCAAAAGAGGCGGAAAAACAAACGCATTTGCGTATATGTGTAAACCGTGTTTTGTGAAGTGGTGCAGAGAACATTGGGTAAAGATCCCTCCGCTTGAAGGGTTGGAGGACAAATAGAAAGGAGCAGACATGGGAAAGAGTAAACGGAACTGTAGAAGGACAGAAGATGAAGTGCGCATCCACGAAAAGGCGGTGAAGATGCGGAAAATGACAGATGAACAGCTCGTGCATTATGTAGAAGATCGGGTGGAGAAAGCGAGGAGCGAAGGATTTAACAACGGAAAGAAGTCGGTCCGGAGTGGAAAAAATACAAAGGATTTCCTTGCAGAGCTGCAGACATCCAAAATTCCGGGGATCGGAGCTGTTACGATCAATAAATTACTGAAGGTGGCAACAGAGCATGGATACATACAGTAGGGCGTTAATTGGGAGCCGGTCCAGGGCATCGGGAGAATATTTTGAAGGAATGATCAGCGCGGCTTGCCAGTTCTATGAGGAAAAGGGGATTTCTGTTATAGAGAAAACTCCGGAGCCGATGCGGGTGCTTAAACCGTACGACCGGAAAAGAGGGCAATTCATCTGCTGTTTTGCGAAGCAGGCACAGCCGGACTTCAAGGGGGTGCTGATGGATGCGACCATGGTGCTGTTCGATGCAAAGCATACGGATAAAGAGAAGATTATGAGAGACGTCGTTACGGAAGAACAGGAGGGCTGCTTTGAAAGATACATGAAACTCGGTGCAATGTGCTTTCTGGTAGTTTCAATCGGACTGGATGACTTTTACCGTGTTCCGTGGGTGGTCTTCCGTGACATGAAAAAGATCTATGGGCATAAGTACATGGACAGGAAAGATCTCGAAGCATATAAAATCAAATATTCAAAAGGAGTTCTGCGATTTTTGGATGGAATAGAACTCCGGGAAGGAGTTAGATCATGAAGTTAAAAAAGTATGAGTTGGTTAGAGCCATCGACAAGGTAAAGAGCGTTGTGCAGAAAAACCCACAGATTCCTGCTTTAGGAGGAGTTTTGATCAAAGAAGGTTATGCAATAGCTGCAAATGGAGAAATGACGATACAGGTCAAATTAGAGGGCACAGAGGACGAATCATTCATCATTCCAATGAAAGCGTTTGACCTGATAAAAAATCTTCCGGAGGGAGATGTGGAGATTATCTGTGATGATAAAGATGTTGTGACGATCAAGATGGAAAAGATCAAGAATAGCTATCAGTCATTCCCGGCGGAAAATTTTATGTACGATAAGACTGAAACCGGAACGGAAGAGGGAATAGTTCTTCCGGGAACACTTTTGATGGAGGCGATATCGCATGCGCTTTATGCAGCTGCCGATAAGTCACCGGGGCGGCCGGAGCTTGAGGGAATATACCTCGAAGGCGAAAATGACAATCTGAACCTTGCGGCTACTGACGGTCATGTTATGTGTTGGGACCAGATCAATGCTGTTTCCGGCGTTTCCGGATTAAAGCTGATCGTTCCCAAAACGGCGGCGAAGAAACTTACTTCAATGGGGATGGATGATGATATCACACTTTCGCACGATGCAAACAGCGCCATTTTCAAGACTGATGCATACCTGATCCGCACAAGGATCCGCGATGGGAAATTTGTACCGTACCAGAAAATGTTCGTGAATATGGAGAATTACGCCATAGTGAACAGGGAGGAGCTCATAGGTGCCATGACCAGGGCGAAGATGTGTACTGACGAAAGCGTCCCTGCCGAGTTTGATATTGACGGTGAGGAAATTAATGTGATCCTTCAGGACAAAGTGACAAATTACCGCGAGAAAATAATGCTCAAGAGCCCGATCGAGAAACCGATCCGCATTGGATTTGACTCCCGGTTGGTTCTGGAGACAATAAAGGCATTTACCTGCGAGAATATAACTTTGAACTTTTCTTCGCCTTCGACTCCGATGATTGTTCAGGCGGAAGATTCCGACATGAAGGCGCTGGTCCTTCCGGTAAGATTGAGAGGTGAATCAAAATGAATAAGATAGACGAGAAAGTAAAAAAGCTTTTGGAATATGATTTAAAACCTACCCTGCGAGGCGGATGGAAAATCACAGAAGAAATGCGTGTGTTAATACATGAAATAGCAGAGGAGTGTAACAGTTTAGAAGTAACGCAAAAAACAAATACGGATATACCGGAGTGGATCGAAGAGGCTACTCCGGAGGAAATTTATATACACATGCTCCAGAAGATAATTTCTGCGCCAACAAGGATACATATGCTTTGCGTTCCGAGAATTTTGCTCCCCCTTATAGACAGAAAGCTTAACAGCGAAAATGACCGTTTTCCCCATGTAGTCGGACAAGGAGCAGAAATTTATTGTAACGGAGAATGGAAAAGAGGAAAGATTGTTGAGGGATATCGGTTCAAAGACGGAGTTGTAACGATAGAAACTCCTGAAGGTGAGCGGATATGGTGCGGCGAAGATCGAAAGGATTTATATCGACCAGTGAAAGATTAGGCGCGAGGATGATGGCATGGAAGGCAAAGAACAAAGGCTGTGGTTCCTTTTCCAATTTCTCCATGAGGTCGAGAAAGAAATGTCAAAGGAAGAGCAAAAGCAGGTAATGATAGAGAAAGCCATAAATCTAAAGCTCATGTGCGATTATGTAGTAAGCTGCTCTTATCTCGATATTGTATTGATTATCTGCATGTTAAGGGATTACGTTCAGATGGTTGACGAAATAAGGGAAGATGATATTCAATGGTCAGCATACTACAGGGATAAATTCCTCAAAATGGCTGATCGGCTCTCGGAACAGATCGAATATGATTACGATGCGGCGAAAGAGAAATGCCTTGTGAAGCATCAGAAAGAAGTAGATGCAGGAGATATTGGGGAAGATGCGATGACGCTGGCAGTCAAGTATCGGAAAGGAAGTAAAAAATGATGGATTTGCAAAAACAAAAGGAAAATTTCAAGAACCATGTGGCAAAGTTTACGGACTATGGGAACATAAAGATCGTAGATTTTAAGGATCCGGAAAGCTCACATTACAGAATACGCTTTCTGTTCGAGGAAGATTACTGTCGCCTGCATATTTCCGGGGATCTGGGCGAACTGACTGCCACAAATTATAATAATATGACATTTGAAGGCTTCGGGGATTTTGTCAATAATGCGGGATATTTTGAAGGCAAGATTGATTGCATGAACAGACCTGTATACATATATGACGAGGATCAGGCAAGAAAGGATATCCTGCAACGCATTGAAGAAGCGGATTTGACCGATGATTTTATGGAAGACCGCTTCGATTTCGAGACGATAGATGATGTGATTGATGACATCATGGAGAACTTTGATACGGACAGGGGTATAGGCGAATCGGGATATGACATTTTATCGAAACATTTTTGTGACGTGTGGGAATTTATCGGAGATATAGGGAAAAGAAACACGGGGATTTTAGAGCTTTATATGCTCGCTTTCAAATTGGCAACCGATCAGCTGAAATTGAGCGGCAAATGAATATTGGGAGGAATTGCAATGGAGAGAGAACTGAAAAAGACCTTACTGGAAGTTGAAAATCTAATAAGGGATCACGGGTGGAGAGGAAACACTCATACACAGAGTGTATTCCAGATTGTGCATGAGATCATAGAGCCATGTGCGGAAGTAGCGAGAACTTTGCCCGAACTGAAAGCGGTTCTGGATCGCGATAAAGCACAAACGCCAATAAGAAATAAAGACTCCGGAATAAGGTATACGGAAGATTATATCTGCCCAAATTGCGGTAAGCATTTTACTGGAACGGGGATCGCGGATTTCTGTTATCATTGCGGACAACGGCTGAAGTGGGAGAAATAATATGAATGAATTAGAAAAGATTCTGGAAGAGATAAAAGAAGTTTTTGAACAGAATATTGTAAAAGAATTTAACGGAGATGGAACTGTTGATAAATACACTTTAAATCCGTGGCATACATTGGGCGATATAAAAAAAGTGATCCGCAAGCACATGAATGACACAAAGTGCGGAGATTGCAGCCGTAGAAAATGGTATCAAAAAGGGTTTAAGGACGGAAGTAAAGACAATGACGATTGGATCCCAGTTGAAGAGCGACTGCCGGAAGAAAAAGTAAATCCGCGATCGCAGGATTTTTATGAATATCAAGTGACGGCAAAGTTTGGAAATGTTAAAGATGTGCGGCACTACAAATACGGTAATGGACACTGGTGGCATGGACCGGGAATTGTAGATCAATATGTTATTGCGTGGCGGGAAAATCCGGATCCGTACCGTCCAGAAAGGACAGGAAAATGAATAAAGCATCGGAACTGATTCATACTCAGGGCGAGCAAATATTATGATGGGAGGGGAATAAAAATGTCAGACAACATGGGGAAAAATGCGGAAGGATATCCGGATCCGACAGCCGGATCGGCATGGAGGAATATCCGAAAAGAAGAGAACCGGCGGGAGGCAGAGAGAATGGCCGTGATCAGTAACCTTATTCCGATTATGAAACAGACTGCAGAGCTGGCAGGCTTTGAGGTTGTCGGCCGGATTGTCCTAAAGGACAAGCATACAGGAAAAGAATACAGATAGGAGCGTGGTGTTGTGAATGCAAGATATCCGAACTTGGAACTGATTGAGTACAAAGCAAGAGTAGCATTATCTCAAGATGAAGAGTTTTTGAAGATCTTCGAAGAGAAGAAAAGGAACAATAAGTATACATATGCGGAAATAGATGCCGTAGTGTTTCCGCAAGTATGGGGGAGCACTTGTACTGGATTTGACGTCACTGAAGATGGAAGCCCTACGCTGGGTGGCTGCGCGATGACAAAAGAATACACAACGGTGCTTCATGAGCTTGCTACTGATACATACATCATATTTTTCGGCGAGAAGATGTGCTACAAAGTAACAAATGCGAATGCGAAGTTCTTTGAGGATCTTCAAAAAAGACGCATGGCAAGTCTGAGTGAAGCGAAGCGGAGGTATTGATATGGGTAAAAAGAGTGATGTTTCTCTGCAGACACTTGCGGAATTTATAAGAGATCTTGTATATGATGATTTTTCCAGAAATTTAAGATGGAGCCTTAGTGTAATTCATCCAAAGACTGATGATGGAGATGTCGGTTTCTCTGGAGGTATATGGACTGATTATCAGAAAGCAAAAAATCAAATGAGCATAAGTTTCGGATTTAGTGATACAAAGGGAATATATAATTTCAAAGCATGGATAAATAGCTCTGAGATTCGTTTCTCGTTCGGGGAGAATCCGACGTTTGAAGATTTCAAAAAAACTGCAGAGCGTATCTTTATCGATGAAGAGTTTTGCATAAAGACTAAAACTCCATACGAGCGGACAAGGGATAAAGTCTATGCTACGGGAAATAGGTGGGCGAAGGAGAATTTTGATGCCACTCATAATTAAAGGGAGGGCTACACTGTGTATACAAGGTGCCAAAAGTGCGGGAAGAAACTTACGGATTCGGAAAGTATGTGAAGAGGATATGGACCGGAGTGCTGGTCACAGATTAGTGGCATTTCTTCGGACGATTCGGTCGGATCGGTAAACGAAGCTGAACTTCCAGGGCAAATGACCATATTTGACTTCCCTGATGCTATTCCAGATGGAGGTATGAATGGGTGAAATTGTATTATTCCCTACACACAAAGATTACTGTGGAAAGTGTGTGTATAACGATGGAAAAACTGGTGGATGCGCAAATGAAGAATACATAAAAAATTCGTACAAAGTGAATTGCGTATGGAAGTATTGTCCATACAGGAAGGAGAAAAGAGATGGAAGAAGAGAAGGATGTTAAGAAAATAGTGATACATTATGAGGATGGCACAGAAAAGGTTATTGATAAAGGCTTTTTCTGTAACATGAAAGAGGAAGATGGAAGCGCGGTATTAGAATTTACAATGTGTCATGTATCAGGAAGAGAGATAGAGCTGATCGTTGAGGGATGTCTGCAGCTTGGATTTAAACTTGGGATGTTTGATAACAAGAAAGAGGAGGAGTGATTCTATGGAGGACCATTGCGTAGCATGCGGGGAAGTGATACCAGAGGGGCGTCAAGTGTGCCCGATCTGTAATCGGGAATATGAAGGGGTGCCAGCGCTGTCGAGGACGGATAACGAAACATTGATCTGCCCGGAGTGCGGTACCGCCCAGGCGTTAGATGACGCATTAAGGGGATCTGATATGCCGGAGGAAGAAAAGCAGGCATACAAAGCAGGGATCCTGAAGGTAATATACAAATAGTCGGAGGTAAAATAGACATGGATATGAATAATTGCGTTGAATTTGTGGCTCTCACGAAAGAAGAAGTGGAGGAAATGATCGCCAAAGCAGCCCTTGCAGGGGCGTCTGTCGCGGCCGAGACGCTGGAAAAGGCGCATCAGAAAGAACAGAAAGAAATGAAAGACCGCAGATTGCACAATACAAGGCTGCTTCTTAGAAATTATAGGATGCTAAAGGAAAGTTGCTCAAAAGCAGTTTATCAGAAAGAGCATTCGGAAAAAACTACAGAAGAAGTCATAGAAGAACTTATGAGCATGAAGGCGAGCGATGGGGTGATTGTGAATTCAATCAAGGAGTCCGCAGAGCGGACGGGGATTATCATATCACATGTTGACCGGATGTTCGATGTTTACCGGATGTACTGCGGAAAGTATGGAGAGAAGGAGAAGCGACAGTATAAAGTGATAAAATCAATGTATATGACAAAAGAAAAGTCGTCAGCTGCGGAACTTGCGAAAAAATTTAATGTAAGCAAGGTAACAATCTATGATGATATCAAGACTGCAGAGGAGAGACTTTCAGCATTATTTTTTGGAATTAACGGATTGCGTTTCTATTGATTTTATAAGGCTTAGACGTAAATAACGGATACCGTTAAGTTAAACTTGACTTAATAACGGAAAATGAGTATGATAATGGAGTAAAATCTTATCATAAGCCATGAGCCACCGGGTTGCCGGTGGCTCTTTAAGTATAGTCTGGAGAGGGGGAAGAGCAAGAGAAAGACACCGGATGCTCCTTTAATATGCAAAAGGAGAATTTCAGATGAATGGATTAGTAATTCTGGCGATTTACGCGGTGACTATGATCGCCGCTACGCTGATATTTACTAAAAAGGAGAAAAACGTAGAGAGGTTCTGCGTTGGGAACCGAAAAGAAAATTGGATAATGTCTGCTTTGAGTATAGCAGCTACATGGATCTGGGCACCGGCACTATTTGTATCGACGGAAAAAGCGTATACAAATGGGTTTGTCGGGCTTTTTTGGTTTTTGGCGCCAAATGTGTTATGCCTGATTATTTTCATACCGTTCGCAAAAAAGATCAGAGCGGAAATGCCGGAAGGCATCACCTTATCCGGATATATGCGCGACAAATACCAGTCTGATGGAGTGAAAAGGGTATACCTGTTTCAACTAATTGGACTGTCGGTATTGTCTACTGGAGTGCAGCTTCTGGCGGGAAGCCAGGTGTTAAGTGCTGCGACTGGATTGCCGTTTGAGATGGTAACGGTACTGCTTGCGGTTATTGCGTTGTCGTATTCCGTGATTTCTGGAATTAAGGCATCTATGCTTACTGATGCAATCCAGATGGTTTTCATGTTGGTGGCAAGCGTTTCCTTTCTTATCGTTGCGGTCAGATCCGTAGGCGGGGAAGGAATTGCGGCCGGGATAAACGGGATATCTGGAACATATACGTCTTTCTGGTCAAAAGAAGGGATATGCGTATTTCTGTCTTTTGGACTGCCAACGGCGGTTGGATTGCTATCCGGTCCATTCGGAGACCAATCGTTTTGGCAGAGAGCGTTTGCTGTTAAAAAGAGCCGCATCGGACATGCGTTTCTTTTGGGGGCTATCTTGTTTGGCGTAGTGCCTTTCTCCATGGGGATCCTTGGATTCGCTGGAGCCGGAATAGGATATCGGGCGCAGGATCTCGGCGTGATCAATTTTGAATTGATTAAGGCGCTTATGCCTGCGTGGGCCGTGCTTCCGTTTCTTTACATGATCATATCCGGGCTTCTATCCACGGTAGACAGCAATCTATGCGCTGTATCTTCATTGGTGACGGATATTTCCGGAGGAAGGGTACTGAAAAAGACGAAATGGGCAATGGTTGCGCTTCTGGCCGTGGGTATTGCGATCGCCAATATTCAAGGACTCACGGTGACACACCTGTTTTTGTTTTACGGAACGCTCCGGTCATCAACTTTGCTTCCAACGATTCTAACGTTGAAAGGAGTAAAGTTTACGCCGAGGGGAATCCAATACGGAGTTGTTGCTGCTTTGGCCGTAGGGCTTCCTATTTTCGCCTACGGAACGGTTTTGAATAGTGGACCATATAAAACCCTTGGCAGCCTTGCGACAGTGCTCCTTGGCGGAATTGTAGGTATGATGGTCACAAAGCTGGAGGTGCGAAATGGAAAGAGTGCTAGGTAAAAAGCAAGCCATAAAGAATGAGGAGTGGCTGAAAGCCGGAAAACGTATTGAAGAACTGGTCCTAAAAGATGAACTTGACGAGAAAGTACGCGTGACCGTGGAAGAAATAAGGGAAAGGACCGCCGGGAAGAGAGCGGCGTATGCATGGTCCGCAGGAAAAGACAGCCTTGTGCTTGGCGAGATCTGCGAAAAAGGTGAGATCAACGACTGCATGATGGCGGTTTGCGATTTGGAATATCCGGCTTTCCGGAGGTGGGTAGATCGCCACAAACCGAAAGGGCTCGAGATCATCAATACAGGACAGGATCTGGAGTGGCTGTCTAAGCATCCGAATATGCTTTTCCCGCAAGACAGTGCGACAGCGGCGAAATGGTTTTCGATAGTCCAGCACAGGGCCCAGGAAAAATACTACAAAGAACATCAGTTGGACGTTATTCTTCTCGGCCGGCGCCGCGCGGACGGAAACTACTGCGGGAAAGGATCAAACATCTATACCAATGGGAAAGGCATCACGAGGTACAGCCCGTTGGCTGCGTGGAGCCATGAAGAGATATTAGCCTACATCCATTATTACAACGTGAAGATGCCTCCGATCTATAAATGGCATAATGGCTATTTATGCGGAACGCACCCATGGCCGGCGCGCCAGTGGACGGGGTCCGTAGAAAATGGATGGAGAGAAGTGTATGAGATTGACAAAAGTATTGTTTGTGATGCGGCGGAGCTGATCGGCAGCGCCGCAGATTTCCTTAATTCGCTATAGGTCATTTGCAGATGGCCGCAATGCTCCTTCAAATCAAGTGTTTGGAGGAAAATTATGAAACAATTAACCATGAAAATGAAAGATCTGGTTCGACCGGAACGAAATATCAGAATCCATACAGAAAAGCAGTTGGAGGAATTTGAGCGAAGTGTTCGGATGTTCGGACAGATCAGGCCGATTGTTGTTGATGAAAACAACGTCATACTGGCAGGAAACGGGCTGTATGAGACGCTCCTACGAATGAACAGAGAGGATGCGTTGGTCTATAAGTACGAAGATCTTACCGAAGCGCAGAAGAAAAAACTGATGATTGCTGACAATAAAATCTTCTCCCTGGGGATTGAGAACCTCGATACCTTAAATGAGTTTCTGGAGGAATTGGACGGAGACCTGGATATCCCCGGATTCGATGAAGAAATATTGAAGCAGATGGTTGCGGATGCTGATGAAATCACCGAAAAGATATCAGAGTATGGGACTCTTGATGAAGAGGAAGTTCGCAAGATAAAAGAAGCGAATGAGAGGCGGGAACAGCGAGAAGCCACGGAGAACGTGGAAGAGAAAACCGCCGATCAGATTCCTGATTCACATCCGGAATTTAAAGACGGCGATGCAGATACGGTCCAGACACCGGCTGAAACGGGAAGATTCGTAATCTGCCCAAAGTGTGGTGAACGGATATGGCTGTAAAGCGGTGCGAATCGAGCATAGACGTTGTAAAAGCGGCCGAGATACGAATAAAGAACGTATTTCGGAATGGGTTACCGGTATTCTTCTCGTTTAGCGGAGGAAAGGATAGTCTCTGCGTGGCGCAGCTCCTCGTGAACCTTGCGCGCCGTGGAGAAATAGACATGCGTCAGCTTACGGTTCAGTTTATAGATGAGGAGGCCATTTTCCCGTGTATGGAAGAGATGACAAAAAAGTGGCGACGGATATTCATGATGATGGGGGCGAAGTTCGAGTGGTTTTGTGTGGAGGTAAAACACTACAATTGCTTCAATCAGCTATCGAATGATGAATCTTTCATATGTTGGGATTCGACAAAGCAGGATGTATGGGTTAGGCGTCCGCCGAGCTTTGCAATCCGAAGCCATAAATTATTGAGGCCCAGGATTGATGCGTACCAGGATTTTCTTCCGAGAACGTGTGTATCCGGAATTACGATGGTAGGGATCCGGACGGCAGAATCGTTGCAGCGATTGCAGAATATCGCCACAATGACGCGCGCCGGAAAGACCATGACGAACAAGAGGCAGGTATTTCCGATCTATGACTGGACAAATAATGACGTATGGCTTTATTTGAAACAGGAAAAGGTCGATATACCGGAGATATACCTTTATCTCTGGCAGTCCGGGAGTTCTAAGCAGCAGCTTAGGGTGTCGCAGTTCTTTTCTGTGGATACAGCCAGATCGCTTGTAAAGATGAATGAGTATTATCCCGACCTCATGGAGCGGATCATACGGAGAGAGCCGAATGCATATCTGGCGGCGCTGTACTGGGATAGCGAGATGTTCGGCCGAAGTAGCAGAAAGAGACGGGAAATGGAGGCAGCCGAGCCGGAAAAAGACTACAAGAAGGAACTCTTGCACATGTTCGGGAATATGGATGTGTATTTTGATACACCGCACAAGAGGCATGTTGCTGAAAGATATAGGAATTTCTTTCTTCAAGTTTCAGCCATTGCTACACCGGAAGACTTTAAGCATATATACGAAGGCCTTGTGTCCGGAGATCCTAAAATGAGGACGTTCCGGGCGCTCTATCATCGGATTTATGGAAAATATATTGAGAAAGCGAAGAAAACGGAGGAAAGCAAACATGGACAATAAGCTGACTGCACCGCTTAGCACGTTGCAATGGGTTCCGAGGGAATGGCTCAAACCAAATGATTACAACCCGAACAAAGTTTCAAAAGAAAACTTGAAGCTATTAACGCAGTCTATTTTAGTAAATGGATGGACACTTCCTATTGTTGTCCGGCCGGATTATACGATCATTGACGGGTTCCACAGATGGACCGTGTCTGGAGAAGAACCCTTAAAATCCATGCTTAACGGTAAAGTGCCGATAGTTGTTGTTGAGCATTCGGAACGGTCGGAGGATATATACGGAACTGTAACGCACAATAGAGCAAGGGGCACGCATCTTCTGGAACCTATGAAAGCCATTGTAAAAGAGCTTATGGGGGAAGGGAAAACCGTAGAAGAAATCGGAAAGCAGCTCGGTATGAAACCAGAAGAGGTTTTCCGGTTATCAGACTTCTCGAAAGAGGATTTTCTGAACATGATGACCAAAGGAGTCACGGGGTTCTCAAAAGCAGAATATCTGACAAAAATTTGATGTTATGCTGTTATAGCATATATAGAACAGAGGCCGGCGGCGCGGAGAGAAGAGCCTGCCGGTCGCTTCATATCCGAAAAAAATACGATATGGGAGGTGATGGCAATGCCGAGAGCAAGAAGCCCTGACAGCATAGAGGCGGAAAAGTTGTACAAATCTGGCATGGCTCTTGTTGATATTGCAAAGAAACTCGGCAAGCCAGAGGGAACCGTCCGAAGATGGAAGTCAACCCAGAAATGGGATGAAAACGGTAAAAAAAAACAAGGCGAGCGTTCGCAAAAGAAAAGTGGATCAGAAAAAGCGAGCGTTCGTAAACGAGGCGGACAGCCCGGAAACCAGAATTGCAAGGGAAAGCAGAACGCTAAAGGGCATGGAGCCCCGAAGGGAACACAGAACGCCCTGAAGCATGGAGGGTATTCCGCTGTCTATTGGGATACGCTTGACGATGAAGAAAAAGAGCTCATTGAGACAATGCCGCAGGACGAGGAAGAGATACTGATAAACCAGATCATGCTGTTTACAGTTCGGGAGCGCAGGATCATGAAAGCAATCAATAAGTACCGCGAAGCAAAGGGCGGTGTTTACGTGTACGGCGTGACAAAGTTTGAGGAAAAGAGGATGTTCAAAGACGATGCGGAAAGAGAACTTTACGACAACCGGGTTCAGGAGAAGGTCGAGAAAGGCGATCGGCTGCCCGGAGAGCATTACAGTCTGCAGACAATGACCTCTTCCTCGGCAGATCTGGTTGCGCGTCTGGAGAAGGAACTCACCTCTGTTCAAAGTCAAAAGACAAAAGCTGTAGATGCTCTTGCAAAACTCAGATTTGAGAAGGAGAAGATTGCAGGAGAGTCGAAGGGCAACGAACTGGTGCGTACTTGGGCGGAGAGCGTCATAAAAGCAAGGAGGGAAAAGGATGGACAATAATATGGATTGGCTGTCGGATTTCCTTGATGAAAGCATACCGCTTTGGCGCGATGATCCCGTGATGTTCTTCCGGGAAGTGCTTGGATTTGAACCGGATGAATGGCAGGCGGAAGCTGCCGAAGATCTGGCGCACAATCCGAAAGTCAGCATTAAGTCCGGACAGGGCGTAGGAAAGACCGGTCTGGAGGCTGCGGTATTCCTGTGGTTTATTACCTGTTTTCCGTACCCTCGTATTGTGGCAACGGCGCCAACGAAACAGCAGCTACACGATGTACTGTGGTCTGAAATTTCAAAGTGGATGAGCCACTCTCCTTTGCTCTCCAGGCTCCTAAAATGGACAAAGACATATGTTTATATGGTCGGCAATGAAAAGCGTTGGTTTGGGGTAGCGAGGACTGCTACAAAGCCAGAGAACATGCAGGGATTCCACGAGGATAATATGCTGTTCATCGTTGACGAAGCGTCCGGCGTAGCAGATCCGATCATGGAGGCTGTCCTCGGTACCTTGTCAGGAGAGAACAATAAGCTGCTTATGTGCGGTAACCCGACCAAGACTTCCGGAACATTTTACGATAGCCATACACGGGATCGGGCCTTATATAAGTGCCATACTGTATCATCGGCAGACAGCAAGCGGACCAATAAAGAGAATATTGATTCGCTGATCAGGAAGTATGGGTGGGATTCCAATGTGGTGCGTGTGCGTGTCAGGGGAGAGTTCCCGAACCAAGAGGACGATGTGTTTATAGCTCTTTCAACAATAGAGCAATGCGGAAGCCGCTTGTTTGAACTTCCAGATGATAAGCGGTTGCCGTACATCATTTTAGGTGTTGACGTTGCGAGATTTGGAGACGATGAAACAGTCATATACAGAAACGCCAGAGGAAAGCTACAAATCGTAGCGAATAGGCGAGGGCAGGACTTGATGCGCACTGTAGGAGATATTGTCAGGCAGTACAAGAAAGTTCTCAAAGAATATCCGGATTATCGAGGAAGGATCTATGTAAATATAGACGATACCGGTCTTGGAGGCGGAGTTACCGACCGTTTGAGGGAAGTAAAGCGAGAACAGAGGCTTGGACGGCTGTATGTTATACCGATCAATGCTGCGGAGAAAATAGAAACTGACACCAAGGCGGGAAAAGACGCCGCAGAGCATTACAACAATTTGACCACGCACATGTGGGCGACGCTGAAGGATCTCATGGAGAACAAAGAAGTCGAAATTGAGGAGGATCAGGAGACATTCGCACAGCTTTCGTCCCGGAAGTATTTCCTCGCGAGCAACGGAAAGTTGGAGGTCGAAAGCAAGAAGGAAATGAAAAAGCGAGGACTGGATTCACCGGACCGCGCAGATGCACTGGCATTATCTGTATATCTTGGAAAGATCAAGAAATATACCGGAAGTGCTCCGAATCAGGAAAGTGCTGCCGGCCTTGGAAAGAGCAGCTACTGGAGAAATAAATAGGAGGTAGATATCTGTGGGCATAATGAAGAAGAAAGAAGCGTATGTCACAAAAGGAAACCGGCTGATTGAGGAAAAGAGACTGCCGGAAGCAACCGGAGTTGTTGTGGATGGACTAAATTTCTACCAGAACAAGATTATAAAGGCTTTGAATGGCCATCCCGTTGCGGACACTGCATTGGTAGTCGTAGCACTGAGAAATACGGCCGACATGCTTGAAAAACAGGAGCCGAACTGCAGAGGTTTAGTTGCCTGGCTTGATAAAACCACTACGAAACCAGAGCTGCAAGGACAGAAACGGGTAGAAAAGACGAGAAAACGTTAGAAGAAAGGAGGGGTCAGAATGGCGGAAATAGGCCGCATAGGGCAGAAGCGGTGGAATGGTGTGTTCCACGAAGAATTCCTGCGAGAACTGCAAGGGATACGCGGAGTCGAGGTGTATCGGGAAATGGCAAACAATGATGATACCATCGGCGCTATCCTGTTCGCCATCAAGATGCTGATCAGGCACACGGTGTGGAATATTGAACCTGGCGGAGATTCAGCGAAAGATCGTGAAGCTGCAGAGTTTATCGAATCTTGCATGGATGACATGCAGAGCACATGGACCGATACAATTTCGGAAATCTTATCGTTTCTTGTCTATGGATGGAGCCTGCATGAGATTGTGTACAAACGCCGGATGGGAAAAACAAGGAATCCGAGGACTAACAGCAAATATTCCGACGGGCTGATAGGCTGGCAGAAGCTTCCGATCCGTAGCCAAGATACGCTATACAAATGGGAGTACGACAAGCACGACAACCTGATTGGGATGACACAGATGCCGCCGCCGGATTATGGGTTTATCACAATTCCGATAAAAAAAGCTATGCTTTTTCGTACGGAAAGCGCGAAGGACAATCCGGAGGGGCGCAGCATACTAAGAAATGCGTATCGACCATGGTACTTTAAACGTCGAATCCAGGAGATTGAGGCAATAGGAATTGAGCGAGATCTGGCAGGTCTCCCAGTGTTTCATGTTCCGGAAGGAACGGATATTTGGGATGACACGGATTCGGAAATGATAAAAATAAATGCTGCTCTCACGAAGATGGTGAAATCGGTCCGCCGCGATGAATACGAAGGGCTTGTATTGCCGCACGGATTTGAATTTGAACTGGTCAGCACGGGCGGCGCCAGACAGTTTGACACAAACGCGATTATCAACAGGTATGATACGAAGATAGCTATGACGGTTTTGGCGGACTTCCTCATGCTTGGACACAATAAGGTTGGAAGTTTTGCGCTTAGCTCCGATAAAACGGAGCTTTTTTCTGTTGCGATATCCTCTTTTTTGGATGTTATCTGCGAGACGTTCAATAACCAGAGTATACCAGCCCTTATCGATATCAACGGAGATCATTTCAACGGGATCACAGATTATCCTAAGATGACTCACGGAGAGATCGAAGACGTTGATATAAAATCAGCAGGACAGTTTATCAAGGATATGACTGGAATGGGCATTATTATTCCTGATGATGGACTGGAGGACTATGTTCGCGAGATTGGACATCTTCCCGAAAGAACTACAGATAATAGACGAGAGGATCCGGCAAGGACAAAGCAGCAGAACCAGAACCAACCGCCAGATGATGAGTCGGAAGAACGAGAAGAAATAGACGATGTCCAGGATGAGAAAAACGCTGAGGCGGCTAAACGGAGGCTTGGAAGGGAGAGATAGCACATGTATATCTTCAAGAGTCCAAAACCTTTAGGGAAGGCAAAGAAAAGAAGCAAGGAAAACTTGCGTCTGCTCAACATGTTGAACCGATATATTACAGATACATCGGCCGTGCCCGTGTCTATTCTCACAAGATTTTGGGCAGACCAGGCAGCGGCAATCACATATAGGGAAATACGACAACTGATAGAGGACGATGAGATTTCCAAAGAAGATCTTGAAAATTGGTCGAAAGACTATTCTTCGTTTGTTGTTGATACCCTTGAGCCCATGTGGATTGAGGCTATAGTAGCCGGACAGCTCAGCACGGCAATTCTGGATGAAGCAAAAGAGCAAGGATTTGAATTCGATGCTACAGACGCAGGAATAAGAAACTGGATTAAGGATCGCGGAAGTGAATTTGTAACAAATGCCGTGGAAGAGCAGAAAAAGGCTATCCAACGCCTTACCATGAAAGCGGTAAGAGAAGAACTGACGCCTAATGAGCTTGCAAGAGTCATACGGCCGTGCATTGGCCTCACTGAAAGGCAGGCTCAGGCAAATTTGAAGTATTATAACCACATCAAAGAACAGATGCGAAAAGAACATCCTCGGATGAAGGAGGAGAATATCATCAGGAGAGCAAGAGATAAGGCTTTGAAGTATGCCGAAAAGCAACATCGATATCGCGCTGAAACAATTGCGCAGACAGAACTTGCAGAGGCATATAATGCCGGCGCCCATCAGGGAATTAAACAGGCTCAGGAAAAAGGCTATATAGGGCATGTAAAAAAAGTATGGGTGACAGCCAGACAGGAAAATGTGTGCAAACACTGTGAAGCCGTGGAAGGCGTCAGCAAAGAAATGGATGAATACTTTGACGTAGGAAAATGCGGAAGAGTTCTTATCCCGCCGGCGCATCCGAGATGCAGATGTGTCGTTAAGTATGTAGAGGTTAAGGAGGATCAGCGATGAAAAGCCTATATGATATTTTGGGAATCCACAAAAGCTCGGAAGCAAGAGCTATAAATGTGGATAAGTCGGATGAAAATGGTATGTCCGTGTTGAAAGGTCGGTTCAAGATACAGAAATCAGAAGATGATAAGCGTTTAGCTTTCGGGTGGGCGAGTATTTCTGTTGATGAAAATGGCGAGCAGCTTATTGATTGGCAGGAAGACATGATAGATCCGGAAGAACTTGAAAAAGCCGCCTATAATTTCGTCCGTTTGTATAGAGAGGGCGGAGAGATGCATGAACGTGGCGACTGCGCGACATTGGTTGAAAGCGTAGTTTTTACGGAGGAAAAGATGATAGCGATGGGCATTCCGGAAGGAACGCTTCCCGTTGGATGGTGGATCGGATTCCTGGTCACAGACGATGATGTGTGGGAGAAGGTTAAGGACGGAACATATTCTATGTTCTCCATTGAAGGAGAGGCCGAAAGAGTAGAGGTGGAAGAGGATGGAAATGCTGATTGATTTCGCAATCTTTATGATTGGCGGATTTTGTGGAGTCCTTCTCACATGCGTTATCATAGCGGGAAGAGATTCAGATAACGGTAATTCAGAAGGCGGTTAACCCCGCTTTTTGTTTTATAAAAAACTATGGAAGGAGGTAAGGGCATTGGCAACAAAATTAAGAAATTTGAATGTCAAAAAAGTCGATTTCGTTGACGAAGGAGCAAACCAGCAGGCAGATATTAAGTTGTTCAAAAGAAAGAACGACGGAGGAGAAGCGGCGCCATCACAGAAAGAACCCGCATTGAAACGGTTCATAGCCGCTATTGCGAAAATGGCAGGATTAAACGATGAAGAGATGGAAGAAATAGCAAAGAATGCTGATGATACCGTGAAAAAGGGCAATTCTCAGACGTTTGGAGAGAAGATGACAGAGGTAAAGCGGCAGAAAGTGGCTGACGAAATGTGGAGTATATGCTATGCGTTGCAGTCTTCCCTACAATCAATCCTGTACGATGATGATTTGGATGGCGCTACAGCACAGTCCATGATGGAAGAAAGCGTATCGGAATTTGGAGAAATCATATCCGACGCAATCAGCAGCTGGGCCTCTGGAAAGGTCAGTGGAATCAAAAAGGGCGTAGGTATCAATGATATTGAGTCCTTAAAGAAGTTCAGAGATCATCTGGACGAAAACATTGAAAAAGCAATGAACACCGAGAAAGGAGAAATTGAAGAGATGGCAAAAATCGACAAATCAAAAATGTCCCCGGAGGACAGAGCTGCTTACGAAGATATCTTGAAGAAGTATGGTATCGAGGAAGAGGAAGAACCTGTGGCGAAGTCTGCAGTGAAGCCAGGAGAAAACAAAGAAGACGAAGAAGAGGAGGATCTTGACAAGGGCTGCGGAAAACAGACAACGAAAAAATCTGTTTCCACATCCCACGAACCTGAGGAGGATATCTACAAGGGCCTGCACCCGGCAGTCAAGGCGGAGATTGAGGCTCTCAGAAAATATCGTGAAAATGCGGAAAACAGAGAATTCATGGAAGTAGCAAAGAAATATGAGATCATCGGAAAGAAAGCGGAAGAACTGGCGCCTGTGCTGAAGAGTTTGAAAGCTGCCGGAGGAACGGCATATGACGACATGATCTCTACACTGGACTCTATGGTTGCTATGGCAGACGGCTCCGGAATTTTCGCAGAAATTGGAAAATCAGGGCATGGAAGCCATGCATCTGTTGCAAAAGGAAAAACTGAGGCACAGGTAGAGTCCATTGCGAAGGGATATATGGAAAAAGATCCCAGCATGAGTCATGCGGACGCTGTGGCAAAAGCATGGGAAAGCAACCCTGAGTTACTGGCTTCTTACGATGAAGAGGCGGGATTTTAAGGAAGGAGGAAATACTTATGGCAAAGAATTTCAACGGAACGCAGATCAATAATTCTTCAACAATTGTCGAAAAGGCTGGAGCGGCAATCACTGACTGCCGAAACAAGATTATGAAGTATGACAGCAACGGGGATGTTGTTCTTGCTGCGGCAGGTACAGATATTCCGATCGGAGTTGCCATTATCGAGGCAGGTTGCAACGATATATCAGGCGCAGAGTCCGGAAAGGTGAATGTTGGAGATGACGTAGACATCCTGGTAAAGGATATCGGATATGTGCTTGCCGGGGCAGCAATCACCAAAGGACAGGAAGTAGCTGCCGGCGCCAATGGACTTGCCGCCGTAGCGGTTGCCGGGAATTACGTTCTGGGTATTGCACTGTCGAGTGTAAAGGCAAATGAATACTGCCGGATCCAGATTGCCAAATACCAGAAGGCACCTGCAGGCGAATAAAGATAATTAGAAAGAGGAGGAATAATACATGAGAAATACAACAAAAGGAATTGCGGCAGAAATTGCAAAGGGAGCATTCAAACCGCATACAGCACTGACTAATATGGCACTGTCATACTATCAGAATTCCGCGAATTATTTCGCAAAATCACTGTTTCCGGTTTGCCCGGTAGACTTATCATCTGATAATTACTACATTTTCGACAAAGATGATCTTCTTCGCGATAGCTGGCAGAGGAAGCCGGCATATGGAAAGGTTGATCCGGCGGTTGTATCTGAACACACAGAGACATACAACTGCAAGGTGGATCAGATGATTATGGGCATCGATCAGATTCGACAGACAGATCTTCAGCGACGCCAGGGGCCGGCAACGAGAGATCCGAGAGTGCAGAGAACTAAGACGATCGCTGAGCAGGCAAACATTCATCAGGATGTACAGTTTGCAGGCAGCTTCTTCAAGGCTGGCGTTTGGACCAATGAATACACCGGAGTTGATTCGACGAGTTTATCTGGAAAACAGTTTATTAAGTTCTCAAATGACAACTCGGATCCGGTTAAGTTTTTCGATGAAAAGGCAACGGAAATGCAGGAGCTGACCGGACGCAGACCAAACCGTATCGGTCTTGGAGCAAATGTGTATACAGCGCTGAAAAACCATCCGGGAATTCTCGAAAGAGTAAAATATGGCGGATCAACAATAAATCCTGCGAGCGTAACTCTGAATGTTCTCTCTCAGCTTTTCAGCACAGAAAGAGTTGTTGTTATGCAGTCCATTATGAACAAAGCGGAAAGGGGAGCTGAGGCAGACATGGGATTCATTGGGGATCCGAACGCAATCCTGCTCTGTTATGCCACAAACAATCCGTCTATTGACGAACCTTCCGCTGGTTATATTTTCACATGGGATATGCTCGGAGACGGACAGCTCCTTCCGGTTCTGAATTACCTGGGAGAAAACGGAACACATTCGGAATATGTAGAAGGGCTTATGGCGAGCGACATGAAAAAAACCGCAGATGATCTTGCAATGTTCTTCAAAGACGCTGTTTAAGGAGGGGTTTTATGAAGCTGATAGCGAAAAAACCCTGCTCTTTTAACGGGAAGACCTTTTACATCGGAGATGAGATTCCATCTGAATTTGTAATAAATCCAAAAGCACAAGAGAAGATAGGGGTGCTTTCGATCGCTGCCGGAGGAGATGATTTGGGCGAAGCGGTTGCTGTAAAAGCGTCTGTAGGCCAAGTTGAGTTTGCAATTCCAATCAACCAGCAGGACGGGAAGATGATATTGCACTGCAGTGAGGAGCAGATATGCAAAGCTGCAGAAATAATGCAGATGACAACGGCGGAAGCAAAAGAGGAAATCAAGGATATTAAGGAGGAGAAAATTCTGATCCTACTCAATGCCTGTGATTCAAGAAAGGCTATCAAAGAAGCGACAGAAGCTGCCGCCGCTAAACTCACTCCCGAAGAAGACATGCAGGAGGAAAGAGCGGGTGATAAATAATGGCAGGATCATACAGTTATGATCCCGGGAAGTTATCTGAACGGGGAAAAGATCTCATGCGTTTTGAACTTGGCGATACGATGGTAGAGGGGAAAGAGAAAACCTGCGCTCTTACTGATGAAGAATATATAGCCATACTTGAAATGCATAATCCATGGAAACGCGCGAAGCTGGCCTGTTTAGAGGCTATCTTCAGGCGTTTTTCTTATGAGGTCGACACACAAACAGGTCCATTATCATTACAGTTCGGAAATCGAGCAAAGCTGTGGCAGGAAGAATACGAGAAACTCAAAGCATCGGTATCCCAGAGCAGTCTTTCTGCTGCGGCTATCTCGGCTCAAGGAAATGAATGTGAGAAACCTTATTTCTATACCGGAATGATGTCCACCGAGAGAGAAGGTGGATGATGTGCTTATGTACCTTCGCCCCGGAAACCTTTTTAAAGAGTTTCTGGTAAAAAGAAAAGAGTCTGACATATCAAATATTGGACTTCCAGTGGCGGAATATAAGGATACAGGGATTCTTGTCAATGGTGTTTTGGCTGAGGCGAGTACTGATGACCGCGAGAAAACCAAGCATATGTGGGATCAGGATCAGCACTCTCTTACCCACACTATTGTAAGCTGGGACTGCCCGGCCGCCAAAAAGGGAGATGTTCTATCGCTGGAAAGTCGATATTTTCTTATTCTTGCGATAGATGATGCCGGATCCCTTGACGTGGCCACAATCTATTATGCAGAGGAAAGGAATGATTTGAGATGACGCCGGGAGGAGCATCAGAAGCGATCCGCCAGGCTGTTCGTGAGGCGGTAAGGGAAGTTAATCAAAAGACAATGTCTAAGGCATTTCGCGTGTCAAATGCCATGCGGAATAGCGCCATAGAAGTTCTGACAAACCCAAGTCCATCATCACCGGGAAACCCTCCCGGGGTGAGGACGGGCTTCCTGCGACGAGCGTGGAAGACGGGGGTGCGAATGAATGGAGGAAACTCGAACTCAAGCATCTCTATAACAGCTTACGCAGACTCCAAAGCTTCATATGCCGGATATCTTGAAGACGGAACGAAAAAAATGGAGGCAAGACCATTCGTGGATCCTATTTTGGACGATGTGGAACCGGAGGTTGATTCGATTTTTTCTGATTTTTAGGAGGTTTATATGCTGATTATTAGGAATCCGACTAACGTATTCGATACGGAGGAAATACAGCGCGGCACCTTGATATATGCAAAGCATAAAAGCTGGAGCAAAGGGGAGCAAGGGTTTGTCGTTTCCGTTACGGGAAACAAGGTCACTGTGCAATATCCACCGCAGATCGGGAATGTCACGAACCACTTTTTTATTTATGCTGACGAGGTGGCAAACGGGGATTGGGAAATTCGATACAGCAAGGATATGCAGACGATCGTGAAATATCCGGAGGAAGGAGCAGGAGATGAATCTGATAAGCCTGATTTATAAAAGATTGCTTGATTCTGAAAAGTTGAAGGCGCTATGCGCGACTTACGCAGACAAACCGGCCATATTCAACACAGAAGCTCCGGATGATAAGCAGGAAGGATGGAAAGGGAAAAGCCAGTACCCACGTATCAATTTTACGTGCGATATGCAGGCAAATGAGGAAAGATCCAGTGTAGGCGCTCTGAACATCGTCGCCTATACAGAAAGCACCTCTCTGGTCATTTTAGAGATCGAGGCGGCTATTAAGGAGTGCTTCAGGGATGTCCTGATTTACCCGGATGATGGCGGACCGTACAGTTTTGCGTGGGCAAGAACGGATCCATTCCTGCTTGAAGGAAATGTGATTGGACAGGAGATATCCATAGACATGATGGAATATTCGCCGCAGGAGACAACGGATCCCGATCCTATTGTTGCCTTGAACCAGTATATCAAAGAGTTATATCCGGATGCCGTAGTTATCGGCGTGGACCGATTGGGAGAAATCACGGATACATCCGAAAACCCGGTATTTTACTGCCGGTTGACCGCGCTGAACAAAGTGAACGGAAACAATATGAATACTGTGGCGTGGATGGACTGCAGGATTGCGGTCCATCTTTTATGCCCGGATAAATCCAAAAATATCAAAATGATTGCGGCTGTAGCACAAAGGATTGCCGTGGATGAAAGAATAATCTTATTGGATCATTCACCGATGAATATATCCGAGGTTCAGTTAGATCGTCAGGCTGATTACCTGAAATCAGGACAATTATATGTGACAGGAAGATACGGAGTGCTGAAATACAAGGCGAAAGAACACGCAATCATGAAAAATGTAATTTTAAGCAAGGAGGAGTAAACATCATGACAGAAGCAAAAACAACCGGTGCCAATACTTCACAGAAAGAAAAGGCATCGAAGAAAACTGTTGAGCCGGCGTACAGTGCAGAAGAGCTTTCTAATGCCGCAGACCGGTTTGGAACACGCAAGGAGTGCGTAGCTGCAGCTCTGAAATACTACGGTAAAGACAGAGCGACAGTAAAAGAAGCGAAAGAGCTTGTTAATAAATTTATGAGCAAGGAGGTTAAGTGATGGCAGGAACATTTATTGTTGGCGAAACAAAAATTCGCCCGGGAACATATTTTAACATCCAGAAGGTCGGCGAAAACCAGATCGTAGGCGCCTCAGATGGAGTGGTGGCAATCTTCTTTAAGTCTGATTTCGGACCACTTGCGGAGGCAGTAGAGATCACGCCAGAGGAAGGGTATGAAAAGCTGTACGGCACTGCAGGTTCGACTAACGCAATCCGTGAAGTGATTAGGGCAGGAGCAACGAAATGCGTTTGCGTTCGCGTTGGAAAAGGCGGAACTGCGGCCACAGTTACCCTTGATAAGGACGGCGATACAGAAGCATTAAAGATCACAGCGAAATATCCGGGCGCCAAGGACTTTGCGGTTACTGTAAGAGAAAAACTGTCCGATTCATCCCTCAAAGAATGCGTTATCTATTCCGGGGCAAAAGAATTTGAGAAGCTCGAATTCGCGGCCGGAGATGATGAAGTAAAGGCGCTGAACGATGCGTTTGTAAATTCCAAGTGCTTTACTTCCGAGATCGTAGCAAGCGCAACAGGTGTTCTCGCAGATGTGAGCGAAGAGGCATTTACTCCGGGAACAGATCCTACGGCAAGTAATGCGGAATACAGCGAAGCGTTTGTTGCAGCGGAGCCTTACCGGTTCAATGTAGCGTGTGTTGATACGGAAGAAACCGCCGTACATCAGTTGCTTGCTTCGTTTGTTGATCGGATTTTCGATGCAGGACAGCTTGCAATGGCGGTTGTGGCCGAAAAGAAAACGGTCGCGCTTACGGACCGTATGGCACATGCGGCTGCGTTCAACAGTGAGAAGATGCATTATGTAGTAAACGCATCCGCAGAAATCTCTGGAGAACCTGTAGAGGGATACCTCGTAGCGGCAAGGATCGCAGGAATGATTGCTGCGTGTGCGTCCAATAAATCTCTTACCCACACGGTTGTGGAAGGGTATACGAAACTTAACGACGCCCTCACTCCGACAGACATCTCTACAGCAGAGCAGAAAGGATGCATCGTTCTCAGCACAAACACGAGCGGGCAGATCTGGATCGACAGCGCAATCAATACGCTGGTAAGCCCGGCAGATAATCAGGATGACGGGTGGAAAAAGATCCGAAGAACAAAAACAAGATACGAACTGATCACCCGCTGCAACGATCAGGCTGATGCCCTGATCGGAAAGGTGGATAACGATGTGAACGGACGGGCTACGGTTGTTAGCCAGCTGCAGGGCGTCATCAATGCGATGATCAACGAAGGTAAGCTTGTATCAGGTACCGCATCCGAGAATACCACATATCAGTCCGATGGTGATTATGCATACATGGATATCCAGGTGATCGACAAGGATTCCATTGAGCATCTGTATCTGACATACAAATTCCAGTTCTCAAGCAGGACAACTGAATAAAGGAGGGAAACTAAATGGCTATTAACGAAAGAGCATCATCTGATGCGCGTCATGCGCGTACCGGCAAGGACGCCGGACTCTACAATGGAACCGGCGATCTTCTGGCTTCCATGGAGTCTTTTCAGGCAAAGGCTACATACAACAATGTGAAGTATAAACCTATGGGAGATCCGCAGGAGCATGAGACCAGTGACTCCTACGGGATCACGATCACCGTTACAGAAATTGTGATCGAAGATATCGACATGTTCCGTGAACTCATGGCATCTATGAAGTCTGGAACAACACCGCAGTTTGTATTCCAGGGCGTCCTTCAGGGGCTTAATGGATCCGAAGAGCGTGTTGTATACAGAGAGTGCATCCCATCTGGCGACATTGATCTCCAGAACGTTGCGAATGGAGATGTTATCAAGCGCAACTGGAACTTCTTCGTCAACGGGAAACCGGATCTCCAGAAAGAACTCTCAATCTAAATCGAAAAATTTAACGAAGGGTGGCCGTGCGGCCATCCTTCAATATTTTAAGGAGGATATGCAATGGCAAGTTTAGCAAAAACAGCAGAAAAGGCGGAAAATACGCAGGAAGTTCGCGAGGAAGAATTTTCTGAAAAGGAAACACAGGGGCAGCTTTTGACGGTTGAAAACGATTTTATTGCCGGAATGTTGGCGGCGGCTGCCTATAAGACAGACGAAATTGTACAGTTCGATATCGTTCGCGGAGGGAAGCTCTACTTTTCGTTCAGAATTCACGCCCTCGGAGAAGAGGAAGCAAACAAGTGCCGCAAGAAGTATACAAAGTATGTTCGGAATAAGCAGATCGGCATCAAGTTTGCAGAAGAGACAGACAATGCAAAATTCCGTTCCTCACTGATCTACCATGCAACGGTCGAAGATGACCGTACAAAACTTTGGGATAATCAGCAGGTGTGGGACGGGCTTAGAAAGCAGGGCGTTCTTGTCGTGACTGCGCTTGATGTTATCGAAGCGGTGCTTCTCGGCGGAGAAAAAGACAGAGTCATTGATGAAATCAATAAGCTGAGCGGATTTGATTCCGAAAACCTGGAAGAGGTTGAAAACAAGATGGAGGAAACGGCAAAAAACTGATCCGAGCAGGAGGAAAAACTACCCTCTTGCACCAAATTTTTCAGCGGTTAGGCATAACTCCGGATGAAGTATATGCAAAGCCGGCTGGCGTGCGGGCGTTTATGTTCGCGTCTATGAGAATACGTCTGGAAGATGACGAGAAAGGAGGAAGAGCGGGTGGCGACTAAGGTTATTAAAATTGAGATTCCAATAGAGACTAAAGACAATACCGGACAGGTTGTCGATAGCATATCCGAAAAGATGGAAGGGCTTGACTCTGCGGCGAAAAAGGCGCAGAAGAGTATGGAAAATACTGTGAACAGCGCAAATAAGGCTGCGAGGGGATTTGAAAACGCCTCTAAGAGCGTATCCGGATTTGAAAAATCTGTTGGAAGCGGCTTTGATAATGCCTCAAAAAAGGCCTCTGGCTTTGAAAAGTCTGTAAATCAGACGCAAAAATCTCTTCTTGCTATGCTGAAAGAAAAGTATCAGCTTCTGCTCGAGGCAAAGGACCAGATAACGCCGACGGTAAAGCAGGCAATAACCTATGTAAAAAGTCTGACGTCAAAAGCGTGGAAGGTTACGCTTAAAGCGGTAGATCTCGTTACGTCCCCTGTCAGGAGAGTGTTCGGGTTGCTGAAAAGCCCGCTTGTGGCGGCCGGCGTTACCATATCGGCGGGCGCCGGTATTGCGGACACGGTTCAGACGTACGCTGATTTTGAAGCGGCGATGTCCGAAGTTAAGGCTATATCAGGCGCCACGAGTGAAGAGTTTGCTCAGTTGACGGAAAAGGCAAACCAGATGGGAGCGGTTACGAAGTTTACTGCTTCTGAATCGGCCGAGGCGTTTAAATATATGGCACAGGCCGGTTGGGATGCAAAAGAAATGATGGACGGTATCGAAGGACTCATGTCCTTGGCGGCAGCTTCCGGAGAAGATCTCGGAACCACATCTGATATTGTAACGGATGCTCTCACGGCATTCGGAATGTCAGCGAAGGAAAGCGGGAGGTTTGCGGATGTTATGGCTATGGCCGCAAATGCGACGAATACCGATGTTGCCAAAATGGGTGACACGTTTAAGTATGTGGCACCGGTTGCCGGCGCCTTGGGATATAGCATAGAGGATACTGCAGTGGCAATCGGTCTGATGGCCAATAATGGTATTAAGGCATCTCAGGCAGGTACGAGCTTAAGAAGCCTTCTGACCAATCTTACACATCCCGTAGGCCAGGCAGAGGATGCGATTAACGATCTTGGTATCAGCATAACAAATGCTGATGGATCGGTTAAGCCGTTATCACAGACTTTGCAGGAATTGAGATCGAAATTCAGCGCCTTATCTGAAGCGGAAAGAGCTCAGTATGCCGCGATGTTGGCGGGGCAGGAAGGAATGAGCGGGCTTCTGGCCATCGTAAATGCCTCTGATCAGGATTTTGCAGATCTTACAGAGCAGATTAACAACAGTTCCGGAGCTGCGCAGGAGATGGCGGATATCATGATGGATAATCTTGCCGGAAAATTTGAACTGTTCACGGGAGCCCTTGACTCCATGAAAATGTCTTTAGGTGAGAAGTTTAAGCCATATCTTATGGAAGCGCTCGACTGGCTTACTGACAAAGTTCCGGATGTGGAAAATGCGCTCCTTACAGCGATGAATTCTTTTGATCGCTTTGTGGAGCAAACAAAGTCAAAAATAGACGAGTTTACAGCGACGGATGAATGGCAGAATGCGGACCTGTTCGGGAAGATCAGTATTGCATGGGATGAATTGGTGGCAGAGCCGTTTTCCGACTGGTGGAATGGATCGGGAAAGGTGAAAGTTGCCGGAGTGGCTCGTGATATAGGCGTAGGCATTGGAACGGCTATTTCCACGGGAATTATGGCTTTGATGGGAATAGATGTTTCATCTGTTGTTGATGAAGGGAGCAGCATAGGGCGCCAGTTTGCCGAAGGCTTTACTGAAGGTATGAACGGTGTCAGCATTGCAGGAGCCCTTGGAACACTTTTGACGGGATCACTTTCAAGCGCAGCAAAGCTTCTTCCGGGAGGAGAGGCACCAGACATTACATCGTTGTTGTCCGCTGCCGCCATCGCGAAAGTGGCAGGCCCAATGTTCAGCCTCGGATCCGGTGTGTTCAAAGCCGGAAAAGGTATATACAATAGTGCCACAGGCGGAGTGCTGAAGAAAGTGATTGGCAGTTTTTCAGTAGCAGACGAATTGGCCGGAGTCGGAAATGTGTCTGGAAGTGGGCTTTTGGGCTTAGCCGGGAAAGCAGGAATGGCGCTTGGATCTGGAGCATCTACAAGTGCAGGACTGGCGGCTGCCGGAGGAGGCGCAATACTGGGCGGTGTCGTTGGTGGAGCAACACTGATAAGCGGCGGCATGGACGCCTTTGACGCATACAATTCCTATAAATCCGGAAATAAAGAAGCTGCAAAGGCACAGGGAACGTCTGCTGGGTTGAAAGTCGGCGGCGTGGCGGCAGGAGCAGCGGCCGGTGCGGCGATAGGAAGTGTTATTCCGGGACTCGGAACCGTTGTTGGCGGTTTGATCGGTGCAGGAATTGGAGGTCTCGCCGGATGGTTTGGCGGAAATAAAGTAAAAGAGGATTACGAGGAAGCTGCGGCAGCGGCGGAAAATCTGGAGCAGAAGAGCAAGTATGCTTTAGAGGGAGCGAAGTTTGATAGTCAAGAACTGAAAGAAGCTTTTGACGATACGAATGTATCTGCAGAGCAGTTCGGCGCCATGATGCAGGAAGCGACATCGAATAAGATCCGGGATAGCTTCGGGGATATAAAGCTGTCTATGCAGGAAATCCAGGAAGCTGCGAAACAGATCGTGTTTGCGGATCAGGCAGAGGCGCTGAACAAATTCTCCGCAGCAGCAGAGACCGCAGACAGTTCTCTTGCTACTCTGCAGAGCTCGTTCCAGACCATGGACAAGCTGAACTGGAAAGCATCCCTCGGTATGGAGCTTGATGAAGGAGACATATCGGAATATATTTCGGCTGTTGACGCCATGATCGAAAGCTCAAAGCAGTATCTCGAAGATAAACATTACGAGGCAACCGCGGCTATAGATCTTCTGGTGGAGCCGGGAAATGAAACCGATATGACAACAGGGCTAAATCAGATGTATTCGGATCTGCAGTCTCAGATCGAGAGCCTTGGCGGAGATCTGAAAGCGAAGGTTAATGTTGCTCTGGAAGACGGAGTGATCACGCTTGACGAACAGACAGAAATTACGAATCTCCAAAATCAGATTGCCGATATCACAAACCAGATCAGTCAGGCTGAAACGGAAGCAAGTTTCCAGAGCTTAAAAATCAAATACTCCGGGGCATCACTGGATGCTGACTCTTTCGCTTCTCTGGTGTCTGAAATTCAGGCAAATGTACAGGAAGCGGCGTCTCAATACGATGAGGCATTACAGATTGATTTGACGAACCTTAATTTACAGCTTCAGTACGGCACAATATCTCAAGAGCAATTCGATGAACAGCTTCAAGCGCTCACAGAAGGATACCAGGCAAAAATCACGGATCTGTCCGTCAGAGTGGAAAGCTTTGAGCTGCAGTCGATTGCTGATTCATTTGGAAGTGAGTTAGATGGAATACTACCAGATCTTGAGGGAACGGTGGCGGAGCGTCTTGGAACGGCTATGCATAATGCAATGGCTAATGGAATCGATGCTACTCAGTGGTCTATGGAAGGCGAAGGGCTACAATCTGCAATAGAGGCATTAGACCTTGACGGGCTTGAAGCTACAACACAATCCGCTATTGCGGAAATGATGGGGCAGGTTGCAAGATCTCTTCCGGATCAAATGACGTCAGCACTGGAAGGAAGCGGCGTTGATATGAGTGAGAGCGTCAACAGCATGGTGAAAAGCGGGATAGAAAACGCGGACTTCACAGAAGCGGGAGCTGCCGTGACACAAAAACTTGGAGAGGATATGTCTTCTATGGATATGTCTGAATCCGTCGCAGGATTACAGGAGGGATTGCAAACCTCTCTCATGACATCGGTAGAAAATATCGACCTTACGGACGTAGGGGTTCTTATGAACCAAAAAATCGGCGAGGCGATGTCGTCCGTGGATATGTCTGAAACTGATGCCGGACTTCAAGAGGGATTGCAGAGTTCTCTGACCGCATCGTTGGAAAACATTGATCTTACAGAGGTCGGCGGGATGATGAATCAGAAGCTTGGAGAAGCCATGGCATCGGTAGATATGGCCGAATCGGGAGCTGGACTGCAGGAAGGGCTTCACAGTACGCTCATGTCATCGGTCGAGAACGTGGACCTTACAGAGGCGGGAAGTCTAATGAATCAAAAGCTTGGCGAAGCTATGTCTTCTGTAGACATGTCAGAAAGCGACGCCGGTTTGCAGGAGGGATTGCAAAATACGTTGACAGCTTCCCTGGAAAACATTGATCTCTCGGAAGTCGGCGGGATGATGAATCAGAAGCTTGGAGAAGCCATGGCATCGGTAGATATGTCTGAATCGGGAGCCGGACTGCAGGAAGGTATACAGAACTCATTAACTGCCGCACTTGAAGGAATAGATCTTTCGGAAAGCGCACAGATGATTAACACCTCTATTGTGACGGCGTTGTCATCGACCGAAGGGATAGATATGAGCGGATTTACAGCCGCTATGCAGAGCAGCATCACATCTTCGATAGATAGCTTGGATTATTCCGGCGTCACAACTGCTGTTGGAAACGGTATCTCGAATGCAATTACCGCGACTATGGGAACCATTCAAGGGGCGATAGACACCCTTTACAGCAACGTCGGATCTGCGATCAATACGGCGTTTTCAGCAGGATTTTCGACGACAACGACCGTGACGATTACGGTTAATTACAAGTTGGCCAATCCATCGGCTACAATTAGTTTTTCTGGCGGTGGATCCGGAACGGCTACTGTAAGCGGAAGCATATCTTCAAATGCCAATGGCGGATTTGCTTATGGTCCGGAGCTTACGTGGTGGGGCGAAGATGGACCTGAGGTAATCATTCCGCTTGGGAGTAAAAGGCGACAGCGGGGCTTGGAACTGTGGGCGCAGGCCGGAGAAATGCTCGGTGTTGGAAAGCACGCTGATGGAGGCTTTATTGGCTCCTCTGGCTCTTCCAATAAAAATATATGGGAGAATACAGAAAGCCTTGCAGAGCCAATATCAGAGAGCGACAGCGGCACTTCTGATGTTTCGACTGTCATTGACAGTGAGAAAAACTCGGATACCAAAGAAGTAAACCTTAGCGTGACTGTAAATCCGCAGTTTGTGATATCGTCAACAAGTCAGAGAGAAGACGATATCCTGCAAATTATCAAAACGCACATGAAAGAACTGGCAGACGATCTTGGCGGCGAGCTTGCCGATCGCCTGGGTGAAGTTTTCTCGAACATGCCGATAAGTAGTTAAGGGAGGCGCTTTATGGATGTTATTTTAACCGAAGTTGAAAACGGTAAAAGCAAATTTATCTTTCCTAGCCTCCCAGAGGAGGTAAAGGGAACGAATCGGACCAATTATCAGTCTTACGATATTCTGTCCTATGGCGAGGTAAAAATCCCAAAGGGGATGAAGCTTACAGAGATTTCATTCGATGGAATATTTTTCGGAGCAGCGAAAAGGAATGAGTCCATTGTAAAACAATGGATTAAGCCGGCAGAGTGCGAAAAAATTCTGAAAAACTGGCAGGAAAAAGGAACTGTTCTGCGGCTGATGGTCACTGAAACCAATGTTAATATCGATGTTACGATCAGTAGCTTTGAATGTACTGATTACGGCGGATATGGAAATAAGAAATATTCACTGGAGTTTGTGCAATACCGATCCTTGAAAGTTTACACGACAGACGAGCTGAAAATCGTAAAGTTTGTAAAGAAGACGGTAACGAGACCGGCGGCTGCGGCACCATCAAATAAAGGAAGCTACACAGTAAAGTCTGGAGATAACTTATGGAAAATTGCCAGAAAATTCTACGGCGGATCAGGATCAACGTGGACGAAGATATACAGCGCGAATAAATCTGTCATAGAATCAACAGCAAAAAAGCACGGTTATGCAAATAGCGACAATGGGCATTGGATTTTCCCTGGCACAGTTTTTGTTATTCCAAATTAGAAGGAGGACAGGGGAATGATAGATTTGTCGAAGATTCAATACCGCTTTGTCATTATGGACGAAAAGGGAAATCAGTACAATATAAAAGATTATGTGGAAAATCTCGGGTGGGAGCAAGGTGAAGACGAACTCTCCACCCGGATTTCGTTCACAACTAAAAATGAAAAGTCATCAAAAGAAGTGTTTTCGGATATAGCGAAACTCGGGTGTTTGGTCGGAGTATTTGTTTCTGATGGCGTTACGGATGACGAAGTGGCCCGCGGGAACATCATTGATTGGAAACCGGCATACTCTTCGGACGGGTACAAGTTTGACGGAAAGTGTTATGACAAGCTGTACAATCTCCAAGAGAGCCAGGATAATTTCTATTTCCCGGCAGGCACCGGAACAAAATCAGCCGTGACTAAAGTTTTTGATGACTATGAAATTGTTCTTGGATCATATGAGGGTCCAAACGAAACGCACGCAAAATTAACATTTAAATCCGACGATCCAGCTAATGTCATCATGGAGATACTGGACGATGCCTATAAAAAAGGCGGCGTGAAATGTGTCGTGCAAGATCGGAAAGGAAAAGCATATGTGGTTCCGTATGCGAACAATAAGACCGTATATCACTTTGCGGCCGAAAATGTAATCAATGCCACACATAAGAGGAGCACTGCAGGAATGGTTACTCGTGTGAAAGTGATAGGTCAGGAGGATGATGATGGAAAAAGCGCGGTGGAAGCTGTGCTGAACGGTAGTACAAAATATGGCGTACGGCAGAAAATAGTTCGAAGGGGAACTGATGAAAGCCTTGAGGATGCTAAGACATCGGCACAGACAATTCTCGATGAAGAGGGAGAAGTTCAGGAGGAGATGACTGTTAAGGCACCTGATATTCCATGGGTGCGCAAAGGGGACCTGGTTCATGTAACGGTTGGAACCATGAATGCGTACTACTATGTTATTGGCATAAGGCATGATGTAGACAGCCGCAGCATGACACTGGATCTTCATGTACCATTCAAAGAATATGAGAAGAAAGCACAGCAGACGGTACAGAAAAAATCTTACAATGTGGGCGATATTGTGAATTTCCACGGCGGAACACATTACGTTAGCTCTTATGCGGGATCCCGTGGATACAACGCAAGAGCTGGACGAGCAAAAATAACCATTAAGAACGGATCGGGGAAATCCCACCCATGGCACCTGATACATGTGGACAGTTCAAGCAATGTATATGGATGGGTGGACGACGGAACATTTGATTAAGGAGGGATGACGATGGCGTTTGATGGACATGCCGGAACAAACAAACTGGCAAGGACGCTTCATAAAAGAATGAAAAGCATGTCAGACTCTCCCCTTGTTCTTGATTTTGGAAAAATAGAGTCTGACTATGGGCTGATAACAAATACCTTCCCGGTAAAAATTCCAAATGGAGATTATACAGTGTGCCGGCATGTAACAGGTATGTCTCTTGGAGCTTCGGGCGGTAGTCATGGCGGGCATGAATATGGCAACGGTTCACATTCGCATTCCATACCGGTCCCCGGATTATCGCCGGGTGATCACGTGCTTGTGGCATGGGTACAGAATGAAGCGGTAGTCATTGATGTGATCAATTAGGGGAGGTGAAAACATGGACGAAGAAAATACGTTATTTCCCGTGGAGGAATCCCCCGAATTTATCGATGACGGAGATCAATTAGATCGGGATTACCATTATACGGTTGCGTGGGATGTTGAAAAACAGGATTTTGTCCTCAATGGAAAAGGGCAGATGGAGCAGTGCGATGGCGTGGAAGGGTATAAAGTATGGTGTTGCAAAATGGCTCTTACACAGCGATATGACTGCGCAGCTTATCCAGACGAAATTGGAACTGAATTGAACGAGGCTCTGGCAGAGGACAGTGAAAAGGCGGTTGAGTCCGCGATAGAGAGAACAATATCGGAGGCGTTGATGGTGAATCCAAGGACGGAATATGTTAGGCAATTTGAATTTGTTTGGAATGGCGATGCTGTAAGTGTTTCGTTCGTTGTTAAGGGAGTGGATATTGACGAGTTTAAAGTTTCAATATAGCGAGGAGGTGAAATGAGTGAATGCATGGAGTAAAGAATTTACGCCACCGGAATTCGTGGGTTATAGCGAGCCGGAGGAAATACAGCAGAGGATGATGAGCGAACTTCCGGAAGGTATTGATGATATGCTGGGAGGATTCCCTTATGATTTTACAATGCCAACGGCGATTGAAAAGTCAGAACTGATTCAGTTTCATATGGTCCGGACGCTCATGCTCATGTTTCCGATGTGGGCGTGGGACGATTGGCTCGATCTACACGCAGCAGCGGCAGGCATAGAACGCCGTCCGGCTGGTTATGCAAGCGGTAAAATCGATGTTACCGGAGATCCGGGAACCATAATTCCGAACGGAACAATTTTTTGTACGGAGGCAACAGATGTATCTCCGGCGTTGGAATATTCATCTGATGAATCCATGGCAATACCAGATGATGGTATAGTTGAAATCTCAGTGACTGCTGTTGAGCCTGGAAAAGAGTCTAATACAAATGCGAACACAATAAAATTTTTGCTGAATAACATAAAGGGCGTTTCGTCAGTAAAAAATTCTGAAGCGATTACTGGTGGTACGGACATAGAAAGTGACGAGTCTCTGCGGCAGAGAATAGAAGAAAAGTGTACGCAGGAAGGAGTAAGCTATATTGGAAATGATGCTGATTATATCCGATGGGCGAAGGAAGTGGTTGGAGTGGGAGATTGCATCGTGGATGCAACATGGAATGGACCAGGAACGGTTAAGCTTATAATTGTAGACTCAAATGGATCTCCGGCCAATGAGCGATTGATACAAGATGTATATGACCATATTGTTTCTCCAAATGATCGTTCGCAGCGTTTGCTCCCTACAGGAAGCGCAGAGCTGACCATAGTTCCGGCTACTATTAAAAATGTGTCATATACATGTACTGGCTTAGTTTATGATGAAACGACAGACATACCTACAATTATAAGCGCTTTTAAAAATCTTGTCCTACAGGAATACTCAGAATCAAAATTCGATGGAGTTCTGATTTATAACCAGATTCGCCCCCTTATTACGGATATTCCTGGAGTGTCTGACTTCGATACGTTTTTGATAAACGGGAGTGAAGAAAACATAGTCTTAGACAAGGGAGAGTACCCAGCGACAGAAAACGTGGATTTCAGTTAGGAGGGATTTTATGAATATAGAAAATTTTCCGACATCTGAATCTGCCAAAAAGATGATGGGATACATAACAGGAAATGAATTCTATGGAAAATCCTATGTGGGAAAATGGATCTTTCAGGTAATGGGGAAAGAGATGGACGATGCACATCTCCGCATTGAAGAGGAACTCCCATATCAGGCATTTCCTGAGACGGCAACATGGGGGCTCCGGTATCATGAGGAGAAATACGGCCTTCCGGTAAGAGAGAATTTGACTTACGAAGAACGCAGAAGGCTCATACTGGAAAAAAGGAATACCAGAGCCCCCATGAATCCATATATGATGGAAAAAATACTGGAAAATATAATCGGAAGAAAGATTCGTGTAAATGATGAAAATACACCTATCAATACTTTTACAGTCGAGATTGAACCCGGCGAAAATTCGGTTGATGTTATAGCTGCGATAAAGAAATTAAAAGAGATTAAGCAGTCTCATGTGGCGTTTACGTTTTCGTTCACATCGCTTGCCAGAATAGAGATATGCGGTCATACACAAAAATGGAAGACATCGTATACTCAGTGCGGTACAACACCGATGGTAAGTACCGGCCTTGGACTTTCAGAAATAGGAATAGATGTAGTTCCGTCAACTGATTATTGCAAAACAGAAGTACCTCTAACTGGTGAAATGCATAAATCCGGTCAATATCCTATCACAAGCGTTGGAATGGAACTGTTGGATAATAACATTGATGTATCAGGACAAGGAAGAGGACTTTCGGTTGTATATCCAAACACGGGTGAACATGTCAAAACAGGAATATACCCAAATACGCAGGCGAGCGCTAGGTATTCATCCGTGGAAATTAATGCAGAAGCAGAAGGGGAAGGACACATTTATCACAGTAAATTGACAGGCACAGATCCAAAAGTAAGTGTCCGGTCGGCAGAATCCGATAACGGAGTGGTTCCAGAGGTTGCCACAGAGGCGTATCAAGTCAGATACAAGCTCTGTGGAGATGCCTTTGAGATATAAAAAAGGAGGTATGCAGATGAAGCTATTGACAAGCAAGGCAATCCAGGGATATCGCGATTACACGAAACGTACGATTGCCTATGCGAAGTACAAAGTCGGTTCGACTTATCACAAGACGAAGATCGAATCGGTGAATGTAACGGAAGACGGGATTGTGGAAGTCCGATTTAAGATCGAAGCAGCTACCACAGGCGCCGCTACTGTTACAGAAATCCAATTGTATGACACAAATAATGACTTATGGCTCTCTAAACAGGAATCCTTAGAAATGAATTCTGTTGCAGAGGGCTTTTATTATGTCTGCCAGTTGGAAATCAGTGAAAGGGAGGTTGAAGAATAATGCGAGAACTTGTGAACTGGAAAGATCATGTGGTTCAGTATCCCGGCAGGTTTGAGGAACAGGATTTGGGCGGAGGGCTTGTGCAACATACACCGTCTCCGGGAAAAGTAGAACAACAAGGAACTCCTCAGAATGCGACAAATTTCAATATTATGGACCTGGCTGCATTTGAAGCAATGCTTATGGCATCGGAAAATGCTCGCGAACTTCTCCAGGTCAATCGTGATCTTGCTGCGATTACGGGAGAAAAAATACAGGTTACGCTGACAAATTCTCAGCAGTATCCACACAATAATTCTAAAAAAACCGTGCAGCTTTCTAATCAGAGGAACAACATGGATTATACGGTTGAATGCGAAGTAGTCAGCGTGACGGGAGGCGCTGTTGGAGAGTTTGAATTCAGCGACAAACTTCTGAATGGCTTCAAAATCGCTTATACCGGTTCTGCAAGCCAGGTGATTGTAAACTGCTATGTGAGAGGAGGCATTTAAAATGGCGAATATTATTGTCAAAAATGATGATCGCAGAAAAGAAGAAGAACATGTAATGAGGAGCTATGGAGTTGATCGACGCGATCCGTCCATGAGGGAAGCGGCGGAGATCGCAGCGGCCCGTACCAGAGAAGCAGTAAACATGGCTCAGAACAGAAGGAGGTATTTATGATGAAAGTAACGCATCTGCCGGAGGACGGCACAAATTTTATCCCCTATGAGGTCATGGGGAAGATTATCAGCTTCAATGATGGAGATCTGATGTTTGACGCATCCAAAAAGGAGAGAGACTACGAAGTGGTTATCGATATTTGCCAGGATTACACCGGCGCTCTGGTGATGGGGGCCTCAAGCGGTGAAATATATGTAGCACAGCTTGTTGTGCCGGCAAGGGAGTATATCGAAACTGAGTCGGAAAATCCGGATTACAATCCAGAGTCAGAAGAAGGAACCGAATCCCAGACAATTACGAGCAGGGAGCCGGTTCCTTTTGATATTGAAAAGTGTGAACTTAGATTATGGGAAATGGAGGTTTAAATAATGCCGAATTTTGATGATTTTAAATTAGCGATAGAAGCGATGTCGGGCGGTAAGAATACCGTCCTTTTTGATGACATGGAAATGCCATCTGTAATGGTTCCATTTCCGAAAATGAATATTTCGGAGATCATGGACGGAGGCAGTCAGAACATTCATCCAGGATTTAAAGTAGGCGGAGTAGACAAAGATAAAATTTATGTTGGGAAGTATCAGAGTATCGTCTTGAATGAGCGCGCATATAGTCTTCCGATGCGTGATCCGAAAACATATACCACTTTCGATCAGGCTCTTACCTACTGCCGAAACAAAGGAAATGGGTGGAGCCTAGTTCCGTATTCCCTTTGGAGTGCGATTGCTCTGTGGTGCCGGAAAAACGGAACCATGCCGAGAGGAAACAATAACTATGGTAAAGATGTTTCTTACCCCCATGAGAAAGGAATCCCTACAAGTTACGAAACATCTGGAGACCATAATGGAGAGCCTGCAAGGTGCGCTACCGGATCTGGACCTAACACATGGAGCCATAACTGGATGCCTGACGGAATTTTTGATTTGAACGGAAACGTATGGGAATGGTGCGCCGGTATGCGCCTGAAGGATGGAGAAATCCAGATTATCCCATATGCCAACAGCATGCTGGCCGAAACGAATATGGGGGCTCAGTCTACTGAATGGAAAGCAATTAAATCAGATGGAACTCTTGTTGATCCCGGATCTGCAGATACCCTTAAATGGGATTGGGTATCCAGCAAGATCCAGTTAACCAATGGCGCTGTTACATACACCACGGATCAGGGAAATGGAGGACAGTACAAGGATATGACTCTGGTATCTGGCTTGAGCGCAGCACCGGAACTGGCAAAAGCCCTGTTGCTGTACCCGGATGAACCTGGCGGAGACTACGGCGGAGATTATCATTACTTGAATACCACGGGAGAGCGGCTGCCGTTATGCGGGGGCGGGTGGTACAATGGCTCCACCGCCGGCGTCTTCACCGTCTATCTGTACAATCCCCGCTCGAGCTCCGGCTCCGACGTCGGCTTCCGCTCCGCTTTTGTAGATCTGTAATCTGTTGCACTGTGTTCTGCACCCTCCCACGGTAGTGGGAGGGTATTATCAGGCCCTACACAATAACGGAATACGATATAAAATAACTATATCAGATGAAAAAGATTAAAATATGATAATATCGAAAGGAAGTTGGTCTATCGGAGGTTCCTAATGGAAGATCTCATTATATTGCAGAAAGCATTTGAAATGATGGAATATGGATATACTGCTCTGGCGCAGTATCCTAAAGCTGAGAAATTCGCTCTTGTAGTGGATATAAAACGCTGTATGCATAAGATTTTGGAAAAGATAATCGAAGCAAATAAAAAATATTATAAAAAAACAACGCTTCAAGAATTGGATGTAGAAATTATGAAATTAAAGGCTTATTTACGCCTCTCGTATAATTTGAAATTTCTGCCACCCAAAAAATATGAGATTTGGAGCGCAAAGTCGGTAGAACTTGGCCGAATGGTCGGAGGATGGATTAAAAGTAGTAAAAAAGACTGACCTCATTTGGGAGCAGGATGCAGCGGCTGCCGTTATGCGGGGGCAGGTGGAACAATGGCTCCAACGCCGGCGTCTTCAACGTCAATCTGAACAATCCCCGCTCGAACTCCAACTCCAACGTCGGCTTCCGCTCCGCTCTACCTTCGTGGTCAGATGTTATAAACCCAAGGGTTTATATCCAGTACAGAAGGGTAAAGGATCCTGTTTCCGTTGCGATAGCAAAAAAAACTATTCAGCACAAGCCGAGAGTATCGATATTGAGAAATCCGCAGTGCTTTACAGGAAGTTAATATGTCGATTAGAAATGTTTTTTCAGATATCTGTTCCTTTGAAACATTGCTACAAGCAGAAAGGAACGTCAGAAAAGGGAGAAGATATGGAAAAGCGGAATTGAGTTTTTGGGCGAACCTCGAAGATAATATATACCGCATTTCAGAAGCCATTAGTAACCTTCGTTTTCCTCCGGACCGGTACTACTCGTTTTATGTATATGAGCCTAAGTTGCGAAGGATTATATCAGCCGATTATACCACCAAAATCATACAAAGGGCGGCGTATGATGTTCTGAATCCGATATTATGTAAAGGTTTTATATCAGATACATATGCATGTATCAAAGGGAGGGGACAGGTAAATGCAATGAAACGGCTGGCATCATGGGTGGATCAGGCAGCCGATAGCGGAGAAAATTGGTATTACCTGAAAATGGACGTAGAGAAATTCTTTTATAGGATTGACCACGATATCCTGATGAATATCATCAAAAAGAAAATAGGGGATAAAAAAACGGTTAGGTTATTGGAACACTATATTTGTGAAGCCTCTAGTCCTTTCGGACTTCCATTAGGGGTAAAAAATCCTATGGAAGTTGCTGAAGAAGATTTACTATGGGATGTCGGAATTACAATCGGTGGCGGACTATCCCATATGTATGGAAACATGTATCTTGACCAACTTGATCAGCTTGCAAAGAGAACATTCGGTATAAAGAAATATATACGGCTAATGGACGATACAGTGATCCTGCACCCGGACAAATCGGTTCTCCATAAATATAAAAAAGAGTTTTCTGAGTTTTTATCAGATGTATTACATCTGCGATTAAATAATAAGACGGCAATTCGACCTATAAATCAAGGAATGGAGTTTGTCGGATACCGTATTTGGCCGCACAAAGTCAGACTGAGAAAATCAACCAGTCTTAGGATGAAGCGGAGGCTGAAAAAAGTGCAGGAGGATTATCGAAATTATGAAATGTCATTTGAGAAGGCAAATGACACGGTTATGAGCTATATGTCTCTTATGAAGCACTGTGACTGCGAAGCTCTTAAAACAAAGATCTTTAGCGATTTTGTGCTTACGCATAACCCGAAGGAGGCAAACTAAATAATGGACGAGAGTAAGCTATTGGAACTTCTTGATCTATATATTGATATGGTCGAGAAACAAGATGAAGCCATACGCCAGTTGTCAGAAATAATAAGAAAGCAATCATATGAAATTGCGCATATGAGAAATTTATATGGATTTACCGAAGAAAATACTTCTCAGATTCAAGGAACTGATCTGGCTAAGGCAGCATTGGAAAGATATAATGAAATTAAAGAATCAGATTTATAAAAAGGGCGCCAGCCCTTTTTATGTTTTCAAAGACCGTTTTTCGGTCTTTTTTATTTGGGAAGGAGGAAGTTGAATGAACCCAATAAGGGCAGAGCCGAATGAGAGAGCAACCGGAACATGCAAAACCTGACAGGAGAAAGAATGATGATAGAACATTTTATACAGTCTTTCGGGAATATCAGTGTTGGACAGGCAGTAATTGTCATTTCGGCGATTGTTTTTCTGGTGATGGTATACAAAAAAGTCACGACTTATATATCGAAAAAGGCACTTGATGAAAAGGAAAAAAACGACCGGATCCAGGAGGTTATTGATCAGGCGAAGCAGTATCCGGTATGGCATCAGCAGAGTATCGACATACGGGAAAATCTAAATGAGCTGATCAGTAATCTGGATAAAAAGATCGACAAATTACAATGTTCATCTGATCAGGGGATGGCTTACACATGGAGATATAGGATCCTTCGCTTTGACGATGAAATCCGGCATGGAGAAAAACACAGCAAGGAGCATTTCGACCAGATAATCGAGGATATTGACAAGTATGAAGATTATTGCAGAGATCATCCCGAATTTCCGAACAGCAAAGTAGTATTCGCAATTAGAAACATAAAAAACGTGTATCAAAAGTGTACGGATGAATGCACTTTTTTATAAGGAGGAGCTTTTATGGAATTATTAGAATTTATTAAACAGATCCCGTTACCGATCCTGATTATTGTTCTCGCAATTCTGGTAATAGTTACGATCGTAGTTGTGGTTCAATACATCAAGCAGAAAGGGCTTGACGGAATCAGGGAAGATGTCTATCAGCTTATTTTAAAGGCTGAGCACATGTACAATGAATCCGGGACCGGTAAACAGAAATTTGAGTGGGTTATCCAGCAGGCGAGAGGTCTGCTCCCGAAATGGCTGCAGGTGCTTGTGCCGGAGAGTGCACTGAGGAACTTAGTGCAGAAATGGTTTGACGGAATTAAAGATCTTCTGGACGATGGAAAAGTAAATAATTCCCAAAAATAACAAAGAAAAGGCGTATGCGAATCGGATATTAGTTCGTGTGCGCCTTTTTAGATAGGAGCAAACATGACAGAAAAAGAATTTGTTGAGAAAATCGGACCATTGGCGAGTGAGGATATGGCAGCCAGTGGGATCCTTGCTTCCATCACCGTGGCGCAGGCGTGCTTGGAATCCGGATACGGCAGCACAGAACTTGCGGTCAACGCAAATAATCTGTTTGGAATGAAATGCTCTCTGTCCGGAAATACATGGGATTCCGTATGGGATGGAGTAAGCAAGTATACGAAGAAGACCAATGAGCAGAAGCTGGATGGAACGGTATACATTATCACGGCAGACTTCCGGAAGTATCCGGATATTCTTACGAGCATCAAAGACCATTCGTGTTATTTGAATGGTGCTATGAATGGTAGCATGAAGAGATATGCGGGGCTGTCTGGAGAGAAAGATTACCGGAGAGCCGCGGAGATAATTAAGGCGGGCGGATATGCCACGGATATTTCATATGTGGACAAACTCTGCAGCCTGATTGAGAGATGGAATTTAACACAGTATGACAAGGAGGATACAGGTATGAGTAACAGTAGTTTAGTAAATTGCACAGTCAAAAGTCCTAATCACAGCGGAGCCAGAACGCACGCGATCGACCGGATTACTCCCCATTGTGTAGTAGGACAGCTTTCGGCGGAATCTATTGGAGGATGTTTTGATAGTTCCAATGTCCAGGCTTCCTGCAATTATGGCATCGGGAAGGATGGGAGAGTCGTGCTTGTTGTGGATGAATGCAACAGAAGTTGGTGTTCTTCCAGTAATGCAAACGATCAGAGAGCGGTAACGATTGAGTGCGCAAGCGATATGTCGCATCCGTATGCCATGACAAATGCAGTGTATGAGAAGCTGATCGCACTGTGTGTTGACATCTGCCGGAGAAACGGAAAGACAAAGCTGCTCTGGTTTGGGGATAAGAACACAGCCCTGAATTACAGTCCGAAATCAAACGAAATGGTATTGACGGTTCATCGTTGGTTTGCAAATAAATCCTGTCCTGGGGATTGGCTGTACTCCAGGCTGGGCGATGTGGCAAACCGTGTAACCGCACAGCTGAGCGGGAGTTCCGGCGGAGGAACAACCGGTGGCGGAAGCACAGGCGGTGGTTCAGGAAACTACAAGACCGGTATGTACAAAGTCAATGTCGGCGATCTCAACATCCGTAAAGGACCTGGAACAAACTATGGTACCAACGGTGTTATTACCGACAAAGGAACTTACACAATTACTGAAATCCAGAACGGATCTTGGGGCAAGCTCAAATCAGGCGCTGGTTGGATTAACGTCAGTACAGCCTACTGCTCGTATGTTGGAGCCTCATCAGGTGGAGGCAGTTCTTCTGGCGGCGGCTCTGCTTCTGGCGCTTCTTATAAAACCGGAACGTATAAGGTCAACGTTTCGGAACTCAATATTCGGAAAGGTCCTGGAACAAATTATGGAACGAATGGATCCATCAAAGATAAGGGCGTGTACACGATCACAGAAATTCAGAACGGCTCATGGGGCAAATTAAAGTCCGGGGCAGGATGGATCAATGTCGATAAGGCATACTGCACTTATAAGGGGGCGGCGGCTTCCTCTGGCGGCGGATCCTCTTCATCTGGAAGCTTCAAGGTACAGGTCAACATTTCAGATCTGTATATCAGAAAAGGTCCGGGAACGAACTACGGGAAGAACGGATTCTGCCCGAAAGGCGTCTATACCATTGTTGAGACAAAGAGCGCCGGCGGGTATACATGGGGCCGCTTAAAGAGCGGAGCCGGTTGGGTTGCTCTGGAGTATGTAAAAAGAGTATAACTTTTTCGCCAAAGCTCCAATAACCTAATTTGATATAATCTATCATTTCTCACTATGAACTACCATTATATGGTAATTTATAGCGGAAGGAGCAATGGCGAATGATAAAGATTTTACTGTCGAAAAAGCTTGGCGAGTTGCGGCTGACGCAGGCAGATCTTGCCCGAGCTACCGGCATACGTCCGAACACAATCAATGAGTTGTACCACGAACTCGCGGACAGGGTGAACTTGGAGCATTTAGATCTGATATGCGAAGCACTGGACTGTGAGTTAGACGAATTGATCGTACGGATACCGAACAGGGAATCTAACATTACTCATACGAGGCGTGGAAATCAAAAAACGCAAGAAAAGTGTCGCTGCAACGACACGAGCAAGAAATGAGGAAGAGAGGGGTTACGCCCTCTCTTTTCCCGTTTCATCCTGATTCCGAATAAGAGATTCGATTAGATAATTTTCATCAAGGTGGAAATCTGCGTATCCGCGCAATATAGTACGCATGTATTGTTTGGACGGGACTCCCGGAGCTGCGTCAGAGCGCATGATGTATACCATTGCTTTGACTCTTGAGCCATCTTCGAGGTGAACATATATATTTTTCTTTTGATAAAAGCTTGGATACCCCTCGTACATATCAAGGAATTTTTCGTCATGTGCGGTAATTTCCCATATTCCAACGGGAACACGACATCCTTTTTTGTAACGTATAGATGCGTATGCTCCAGTCTTGCTCCCGCGGTATATTAACTGCCAGTTGTCCAGATATCCGGATTGAACCGGGCGCGCCAAGGGGCATCTGTATTTCATCTGTTTCTTATCTAAGTTACTTCCATATGCTACATATAATTTCACGACAATCTCCTTTCTGCGGATCATGCAGCTACTCTATCCGCTGCATTACCTTTGAATCTCTTCATTAAATGATATCTGCAGGTCTTAAATTCATCCCCGTATAATCCAAGCCTGTTCGTTAATATATGATACATCAGCGTTGCCTTTTGAGCAGATGAGTATCCGGATATATTTCTAAAAACTGTGCGTCCTTCTGATTCAATGGACCATGCTGACAAAGCGAGGCAAAACTGCACATATGCTTTTATCTTTCCGGCATGTAATGTACTGTTGAATAACCTAAACTCGACCGTGCTTTTGGAGAAAAAGCTATGTAGATTGAGCGCGTGATACCTTGTTTGATTATAATGTTCGTAGCTGATGCCACCGCGATAATCATCGTTTGAATCACTGTACCAAATCCTCTCGATATCGTTCTTGCTAGGGTGCTTACGATTTTTCATAGCGCTATTCAACTCCTGGCATATTGGTTTGCACCAACTGTATTTCCTATCTTCGACTCCCAAGGCTTCATATATTATATCCTGCCGTGAATACATGAAGCTTACCATGCGCCGCAAGGAGTCTGCCGTATGGTTCGCTCCATCAATATGAATATGAATTCCACAACTGCTGTGGGGAACTCCCCCGATTTCCTTAAACTTCCTTATTATAGTCTGCAAAGTCTCGATATCAGAATAATGCAACGGCGGGGTAACAAACTCTACTCTGTATTCATCTATATCTTCGTTTCCGGATTTTCTGATCGGCGAGATAGATGAATCTCTCATAACTTTCCACTTTCTTCCGAGATTATCTGTTATGATCCGTGTGTAGTATGCATCGCTACGAGGACCGGTTACGGAACCTCCCACAATACTATGTACGGCTCTGGCCGCCATGGACCTAGTGATTCCGGTAAATTCCACCTCAACACCAAATTTCTGATTCTTTAAAAGTTCTGACATGATTTCTCCTCCTTTTCATTCGCCGTCTACGAATGTATGTTCTTGTTTTTGTGGTTGTATATTAACATATGTACATGGCGTGTCAATAGAAGAAGTTAAAAAAGTTAGAAAAAATATTTAACAGGTTAGAAAAAATATTGACAGTTATAGAAAAGTTTTGTATTCTATAAAAAAAGGAGAGGAGGAGATGAAATGTATATACCCAATATTCGTTATATCAAAGGAGCGCCAAAATCTTATCCTTTATGGGATGCAATAACTCCGGATGCAGAGAGAAGGATTAAGGGATATCATTCGTACCTGGAGGAAAACGGGTATAAGGTAAAGGCGGTCAATATAGCGCAAAAAGGAAAGGAATTATATTGGATACTTTTTGACAGCGAAAAATGCTACTTAGAAAAATACGGGGAGATGATTGAAAATGATAACGTATAAGCCTCTCTGGAAAACACTAATCGAAAAGGGCATAAAAAAGACGGAGCTGCGAGAGATGGCAGGGTTCAGCAGTGGCACCTTAGCGAGAATGGGGAAGGATCAGTACGTTGAGCTGAAACATATTGACAAGATCTGTCAGGTCCTGGACTGTGAAATCTCGGATGTAATAGAGGTTGACAAGGAGTCCAGAAAAGAATAAATTATAAATATAGCCGGCCGAGTATACCAGAGTATGAAAATGCTGGTTCGTGGAATGGAAAAACAACATTTAACCGTGATGTTATTTTGATGTTAATATGGACATGGAATAAATGGAATAAAAAAACAATGATAAAAAGACCGGAAAAAATGTACTCGATAAACGAGAAATTACAAGAAATACTCTGATGAATCTTGAATTTGAATAATTAGCAAATCCCGAGAAGCCTTGTAAATACTGGGCTCCCGGGATTTTTTATGCCTCCGTGATGTTAACGTGATGTTAAAACTCTTATTTTCCAGATATTCCATATATTCTTTCATACTTCGGAACGGTGGTTTCGACAATAAATGCATCAAGATCTTTCAGACTGCCGTTCTGAAGTTCACACGATGAAATGGCATCTGAGAACATGGCCAGAAGAAAATCGCGCAGATCTTCCGCTGGCTTAAATGTGGATATAATCTTTACAATCGTGTCTCCGAAAGCGATCCAGTCAAGGTATGTTTCGAGCTTATATCCATAGATCGAGTCCCTTGCTATATCGACACCGTATTTCTGAAAGATGGACTGATTATTTTTTCGGATATGTTCATTGCCGTGCGCTTCAGCCGCAGCCAGTATTCCCATGCTTACAGATCCCAACGGGGAGCCGGGAACAGGGGTGGCATGCTGCGCCTCTGGTATAAAGAATTCGTCTTCTCTATCCTCTTCCTCTTTCTGCATTAGCAACTCAATATCCTTTGCCAGTTCTTTGTCTGATCCGGGGTAAAGGTGGGAATAAGTATCCCATGTCGTTTTGATGGACTCATGGCCGAGCCGGCGGGAGATCTCCTCGATTGGTTTTCCCATGTTAATGAGCATCGCAACGTGACTGTGCCTTAAATCATGAACCCGGATATCTACATCTCCTGATCGCTTGATCATCCGCTTGAACTCGCTGTACAGTCCGCCCTTCTTAAAATAGAAGATTCGTTCATCCGGATTAAGCTGCATACTGTCAATAAAGTCGAGAACTTCTTTGTGGAGTGTTCCGGGAACGGTAACCCTTCGGATGCTCCGCTTTGTCTTTGGCGTCAGAAAATATTCTACACCATCTACAACGGCATAGTTCTTATTGATGTCGATGACAGGATCTTCCCGCGGCACATCTTCCGGGGTGATGGCCAGCACCTCCCCCTCTCTTACGCCAGTATAGAAGAGTATCTTAAAGGCGATGCGATACGCCGGCTTTTGCTCAAACTGCAGGGCGTGCTCGAACTGATCCTGCGTCCAGAAATTCATTTCCGATGCGCGGCTCTCCCCGATGCTCCCGGCTACATAACAGGGATTTACCCTTAGACGATAGTATTTTACTGCATAATTAAATATAGACGAGAGCTGCGAATTGATTGAATGCAGATATGTTTCGGCATAGGGCTTGCCGTCTTCGTCTCTGTAATCTATGAGTGAATTTTGCCAGCGCCGGACCAGATCTGCATCTATGTCGCATATCTGCATAGCTCCAAAGAAAGGAATCAGCTTTGACTCTATGATGTATCTCTTGCTTTTGAGAGTGGTGAGTTTCAAACGGCTATCCATATCCTCGAGATAGTTTTTTGCAAGAGAAGAGAACAGTATTGTGGGCTCCTTGGAAAATCGATCCAAAAAGCTCTGTTCATATTCTCTGGCGGCACCTTTGGTGTCGAAGCCCCTTTTGCACTTATGTTTTTTCACGCCGAGCCAGTCGGTGTAGTAAAAATTTGCATACCAATGCGTCTTCCCGTCCGCTGTCTGATATTTGTATGCGGGCATAATCAATCTCCTTGTCGCATAAGATTTGACAAACAGCCCCCAAATGGATATAATGTACTTAACAAGGGAACCGTTGGTCAGTGTACACCTGACCGCCGGGAAAATAAGTTCTATAAAAATAGCGCCTTACTTTACCAGAGCAGGGGCGCTATTTTTTGTGCTTCATTATCGTTACGACAAGGGTAATTACAGCACAAAGCATGATGACAAAAGTAAACAAGTCACTGTATGTAACCATAAGCACCAGCCTCCTTCCTTTCGTCCGGCGGCTGCATAGCACCTCAACGGTTCCCCGGTTAAGTACATTATATTTTCAGAGGTTATCTGTCTTTGAAATCTTCCAAGGCGCCCATCAGCAAACGCCGCCCGGTCTTTGACATTGTTCTATAGTATAGAACAATGTCCTCTTCATCTTCGGAGGAGATGATCGTCGGATACGGGACGCTTCCTATCAGGAAGTCTATGGAAGTATTCAGGAATCTTGAAATCCGGGCCAATGTTCCGATGTTCGGCGTAACGGATCCATCCAGGATGTCGGCCGCTTCTTCCGGCGTGATATCTACCGCCTCGGCGAACGACTCTATCCGGACGGATGCCTGATTGAGCAGATCTGAAATCCGGGCACCGATATACGGCATCGTTGTTTCTGGATCCAATGCAAGCCATTGGGATTTCGATTTTCCTAATAAATAATCTGAAGGAACATGGAAATATTCCGATATCTTTTTCAAGACAGCGGCGGAGGGATTAGTGTATCCCCTTTCTATATTCGATATTACCTGCCCCGAACAGCCGGCGTAATCACCCAGCTGCAACTGGGTAATGCCCGACTCCATGCGGAGCTCTTTTATTTTTTCTCCAACTTTACTCATATAATCACATTAAACACGCATAATACACTCAATTTTTGAAAATACCAGCACCAACTCCAACGGAAACGGTTGGTGTATTAGTTTTTAAATCTAATTTGTAACCGGAAACCATAATTTCTCCGCTTACTCTATTCATACTCATTTCTATATTTGCATTTTCGGTAACGTTTATTTTTGCCTCGGTTTTCCTAGGGCCTAAAGAAAATAGAATGGTATGCTCTCCTGTCGTTAGAGAAATCTTTATGCTGCTATCATTTTTAAGTTTGTACTTATCCGAGTTATCCACTGTTATAGTGGCGTCTGGATTGATTAGAAACCACTGTTTTTTTCTGGTAATGGTGATGTCATAAGTGCCGCGGTCTTCTGAGCGCAGAGGCATACCACAATGAGGACAAACTGATGCCTTGTTTGAAATTTCTTTTCCGCATTCGGAACATTTGATTAATGCCATATAAATATTCTCCTTTCATTTTCCCCTCCGGTACCACTCGAAGGGGATTATTTTGCTTCTTTTAATTCTCCAACATGTTCGTGATCTAACCTCTTTAGATATCCTTTCAATTCACCTTTAAATTCAATTTGAGCTTCAAGCGGCAGACGATTGAATAAATATAACAAATCACTGTTTTTTTCTGAAATGGCATCTTGATAGACGATTTTTATTCCAGGGAAATAATCTTCCAATCTTCCGTAGGTATCATTAAGCTTTCCGGTTTTTTTATAATCTCTATAAAGTAAAATGAGCAAATATTCTGAAGTGCTTGGCTCTATGCCGGGAGATATCATGCCTGGTGAGTACCAATAACGCGATTCCACTTTAAAGTAATCAGATAATTTATCAAGGTAATCATGATATGAGCTGTTACTTCCATCTAACCAGTGCGCAACTAAATCAGATGATACATGAAGATATTGAGCTACGTCATCTATCGATTTCCCGGAAACAGATAATTGAAATGATAGTTTTTCAGGAAAACTTACCAAATCCTCTTCGTCTTCTGAATAACCCAATAGTGAACCAACAGTTGTTCCAAGATATTCAGCGATTGCTGAAACTACTTTTGCGCTGGGGATAGTACCGCGTTTATTCCAATCGACAAAAGAATTCCTATTTAAATTTAAGTCAGAAAGCAACTTATTTTTGGTTATTTTTTGCTCTTTAAGGATTTTTGTTACATTATCCACAAAAGTATTCATAAAGTCCTCCTTAAAAAAATCACGCAAATGCTGAATAAAGTTATTGACATTCAGCATTTGCTGTATTATTATTAAAACTGTAATAACCAAATGTCTAAAACATTTTTAAAAAAGAGTGACGGAAATCACCCAAGGTAGAACTGAATAATTAGTCCGCTTCGGATAAGAGCGCCTTGTTATTTTCTTCGATCATAACAGCGACAGCTCTGATAACAGCTTCCGCAGAAGCCTGCAAAATCGAAGCATTGTTCAATGAGACACCGCTGTTTTCAATATCGGACAGGATTTTACGGTTGGCACTTGAAAATTCTGATAACCCGATACGCTGCAGCTGCTCCGACCATGAGGATTGATTATTCATGTAAGTTACTCCTTTCTGTGTTTGTTAACGTATACCGTTATTCTAATGCACTATGAAACAAATGTAAACAACAAATGTTTACAAACCAACGGGAGGTGAAATTGTGAAACGAACTTTGCCAACGTGGTGTAAAGAGGTTAAGAAGTCGATGATTGATGACGATCTCAATGTCACGGAACTTGCGGAGCGGGTAGGCTTGAGCAGGAACTATGTTTCCGGAGTGGTGAACGGGCGTGTGTACGCGCCGGAGATTGCAAAGATAATCAGCAAAGATCGCAACATCACGGTTCCTTATACGGAAAATATCATTTGATTACATTGTATCGGACAGAGGAGGACAGATAAATGGGAAAGCATATTACGAAAGCGGCCGGAAACGTCTTTGCCGAAGCACGATACCATGCCGGCACGTTCAATGACAGGCTTCTCAGCAGAGAAGGGGCGTCAGAAGAACTCGGAATAGACCGGAGCCGGTTAGCGCGGATCGAGCTTGGAAGCAAGAATCCGTTCCCTGACGAGGTGCTTATGATGTCAGAAATCTACGGCGCCCCGGAATTGAAGAATTATTACTGCAAGCATATGTGCCCGCTCGGAAAAGATTTTCCGGAAGTGAAATCAGAGGGATTGGACAGGATCAGCATAAAGGCTTTGTCATCTTTCCGTAAAATATCAGCGGCAAAGGAGCTGCTTCTGGATATTACCGAAGATGGAATTATCACAGAGGATGAAAAGAAGGACCTGAACGAGGTTATCAGTACACTCGATGAGGTAAGCAGGATAGCACAAAGCTTGAAGATCTGGGCAGAGAAAAATCTGGAATAAAGGAGGTGCCCGCATGCCAAGTGGAGTTTTGAAAGAAATAACGGCGGAGGACAGATCTTACTATATGGCAAGCGACATAATGGCGCTGCTTGGGATAAGTAAATCCAAAGCATATGACGTAATCCGAACAATGAGAAAGGAGTGTATTGACGCAGGGAAGCTTACAAAAGCGTATCCGGCAGGACGCATTCCTAAGAAATATTTCGATGAATACTGCATGATCAACTGAGGAGGTGAATGAAGAAAATGTACGGGTACATTTGCCCCGACTGTGGTTGCCATCTTGATCCGGGGGAAAGATGTGACTGCAGGGAGGAAAGAGAACGAGAGAGAGAAAAGGTGACAAAGATCTCGAAGTTTCTGAAAGTGGAAACGAATGGTCAGATGAAGATTAAGTTTGAGGAGGTCGTATGAAATATTTAAGACTTTATGATTTGCGGAATGAAACGGTGACGATAATACCGTATCCAACGAAGCTTGTGGATGCAAATTCGGATCCACAGGATATTCAGTCAAGGAAAAAGAGGGCGAGAAGACGCATGATCCGGCGGGCGAAACGCGCGGCTTTTGTTATAGCAGAAGTTGCAACGTCGCTCGCATCAGGGCTTATCTTCCTGCATTTTGTTTCTGAAAAGTTAAGGGAAATCAGAGGCTACGATGCTATTGGGAGCGAGTATTTTGCGGCGGGGTTCATCGCATTTTTTGTGTTTTTGCTCTTTGAAAAGGTGGGTGAGTGGCTGTGGACAAGAAGACAATAGAGGAGGCGATAGGGCAGGAAATACCAGAGGAACTTTACGAGCACGCCGTGACAGAGGCAAGAAAAAAGCTCCAATCAATAATTCAGCGTTTTGGCGATTGCGACGGCGTTAGACGGACACCGGGCTATCTGACTGAATTAGTGATTGAAGCCGTTAAGTCAGAACTTTTAACAGAATACACTCTGACTTTGGCGCTTGCCAGATCGTGCGCATAACTATTAAAAGCAATTCTATTTTATCACGAGAAAGAGAGGAAATCAATATGAAAGATATCATGGCATCATTGCCGGAAGTAATAAATGAGTACAAGGGATATAACCTTCTGATCCCGACAGCAACGGACGTCCAGCTCAATCCGTTCTACAAATTCCATGTGGAAGAGGTCGCGGTAGATCTGAGCGAAACCAGCGGAGATATTTTCAAGGTCGGATCGATAGACACAGGCAGGAAGGATGACAGGGGCAATAAGATCTATGCGGATGCCTTTTCGCTGTCGAAGCCTTTGCTTAACAAGTTGGCAATGGCGGCAGGAATCCAGTTCAATCCGGAGCAGACATACGGGGAACGTATTGACCGGGTTACATACCGGGCGCATGCACAGGGAGCCATGCGAAAAGCAGACGGAACCTGCCGGACAGAAACAGATCAGAAAGAGATCTGCCTTGAAGATGAAGAGGAAAAGTACAGAATCGAATTCGCTGATAAGGCTGCCAGGGGCATTACGGACGATAAGCAGGCAAAAGCCGCTGCGGAAATTTTCAAGGGAACATGGATCAAAGCAACGAACAAATGGGGCAAGACAGTTGACGCCTATGTGATTGATGAGGCCGATCGAGAAAAGTACATTGAGCGGTCAGTCATGGTGAACATGGCACTCCTTAAAAAGACCTGGGCGGAAAAGGCGATCACAGGAGCAAAACTCAGAGTAATCAGGGCGTTGCTCGGAGTAAAAGGAACATACACGAAAGAGGAACTGAAAAAGAATTTTGCCATCCCGACTGTGGTTTTCTCTCCGGATTATTCTGACCCAACGGTGCGTCAGGCGATGCTTGCACAGGGGATCGGATCCGTGAACAATATGTTTGGCGCAGCGGCGCTCCCTGTCAGGAAGGTTGATTTTGATGACGAAGATACCTTTGATGCCGAGACATTTGCGAGCAATCCAGCATTTCAGAGCGATACTCCAGATGATGATATCCCGGACGTACCGGAAGAAGTTCCGAATGGACCGCACATGGAAGAACCGCCGACTCCGCAGGAGAGTGAAGGGTATTTCTGTGACGGATGCGGGGTTGTAATCACTGAGAAAGTATACGAATACTCGCTGAATAAATACGGGCGTCCACTGTGTGTCAAATGCCAGAGAGGAGGCGTACGGTGAGCAAACCAAATAATTTAACCGGACAGCGCTTCGGAAGACTTGTTGTCATTCGGCGTGTGCAGAACAACGAAAAAGGAAATACCGTGTGGTGTTGCCGATGTGATTGTGGGAAAGAAGTGGATATTGTTGGTTATTCGTTGAAAAGCGGAAAAAGTAAAAGCTGCGGATGTCTTCATTCAGAGGTTGTTGCAGAAACCAATAAAAGAACGAAGACTACGCATAAAGAGAAGAAAACTAGGCTTTACAGTATTTGGAAAGGAATCAAGTATAGATGCTTTAATTCCAATTCAAAAGATTTTCCACATTACGGGGGGAGAGGAATAACCATGTGCGATGAATGGCGTAATGATTTCTTGAAATTTAAGGATTGGGCTATTAATCACGGATATTCGGATGACTTGACTATAGACCGTATAGACAATGATGGCAATTATGACCCAGTAAATTGCCGATGGGCAACGGCTTCTGAACAAAATAAAAATCGAAGACATTACAGATGGAGGAAAAATCTATGAAAATTTTACAAACTGCAGATTGGCACATTGGAAAGTTTAAGGGGCCTACTGAGGATGGGATTAATTTAAGATCTTTGGACACAATTAACTGCTTAAAATACATGGTATCTATAGCAAAAGATGAGCGTCCAGACCTCGTTTGCATCAGTGGGGACATATTCCATCAGGAACAAGTTGGACCGGAAAGATATTCAGATGAAATGCTTGCGGCAGTTGATATTATCGAAGGACTTTCAGAATGTAGTAAATTCGTAGTTGTTATGAGAGGAACTCCTAATCACGATGGGAAAAATCAGTTCCGGGTGCTGACGAAGATGCTTGAAAAGAACAAGAAAGTTGCAGTGATTACCACGCCGCAGGTTATCTCGACTTCGATCGCAGACATTGCATGCATTCCCGGGTTTGATAAGCAGGAGTTCAGAGCACGGTTTCCAGGGCTGTCCTCCGAGGAGGAAAACACGACATGGACACGGTATATCAGCGATATGGTAATGGGGCTGAGAGCCCAGTGTTCTCCGGAGCGGGAGAAACCATCAATCCTGATGGCACATTATACGGTACCGGGCTGCAATATGGAATCCGGACAGACGTCTTTCTTTTCAAACTTTGAACCGGTCATCCCGCGGGAGGCTCTCCAGACAGCGGACTATTCAGCGACGCTCCTGGGGCATATCCATCGCCCGCAGATTATAGATGGTCTGGACAATGTGTTTTATTCTGGAGCCATAAATGCTATGAACTTCAATGATGAGGGGCAGAGCAGAGGCTTCTGGATCCATGAATTTGAAAGAGGAAAACTGAAATCCGGACACCGATATGAGACTCCGTTCAGAGAATTTCAGACGGTTACATGGACTCAGGAGGATGTGGAGTCCTATTTACGGGAAGGGAAAATTTTCCTGATGAATGAAAAATATCCGGATCTTGTATCGGACAAGATTGTTCGAATCAAATACAGTTGCACAAGTGAACAGAAAAAGGCGCTTAATATCCCGGTGCTGCAGTCGGATCTCTATGACATGGGAGCGTTTTATGTGGCTGACATAGAAGCAGAGAGCATGGTGGAAATAGCAAACAGAGGGCTGCTGTCGGAAGAAAGCGACCCGCTCGTCAATCTGAAAAAATGGTTGTCTGAAAAATGCGTAAAAAATGCTGACAAAGTTGTGGAGCTTGGGGAGCCGATCATTGCGGCGGCACTGAAATCGGAATCGATAGCGGAAAATCACGGTGTGCTCCGACCGGTTTCGATATCAGTGAAAAATTATAGAAACTACAAAGAGGAGACCTTTGATTTCTCGGACGTTTCGTTTTGCTCCATTAATGGTGTGAACGGCGCCGGAAAGAGCAGCTTGTTTATGGATGCAATTGTCGATTGCCTCTACGAGGAAACCAGAGAGGGAGACAATAAGGCGTGGATCCGCGGGAGTGAAGATGCGAGGAGTGGATCTATTGAATTTATTTTCGACATTGGAGAAAAGAGATTCCGTATTGTGAGGACCAGGACGAAATCAGGCAGAGCAACGCTGAACATATCACAGAAAGATGGGGAGGAATGGATCAATTTATCGGCTGAGCGCATCAAGGACACGCAGGCTGAAATCGAAAAAATCCTCGGTATGGACTCTATGACATTCCGGAGCTGCGCACTGATCATGCAGGACCAGTATGGATTATTCCTGCAGGCGAAAAAGGAAGACAGGATGACGATACTCGGAAATCTCCTGGGGCTGTCCGTATATGGCGTTATGGAGCAGGATGCGAAGAAGCGGCTTGCTGATACAAAAAGAAATCTGATGTCCAAAAAAGAAGCGGTGAAAGTTAAAGCTGAGTTTATTTCCGAGAAAGGAGATCCCGATAAAGAGCTGGAAAGTCTCGAGAAAGAGATAGGGGAATTGTCGGACATCCGCAAGATGACCGATCAGGATATTGAGGTATGCAAAGAACAGGTGAGCGGGTACCTTGAAGCGGTGAAAGAAGTAGATCGCCTCAAAGAATCATCCGAGAAAGCAAAAGAAGAACTGGAAAAAACAAGGACAGAAGCAGAAGGAATACAGCGCGAAATCGAATCTTGCGAGCTTTTCCTCCGAAATGCTGACATGGTACGTGAAAAATCACAGGAGTATCAGAGAGCAGTAACTATGGTAACGGATCTTGCCCCGGTGGTGGCAGAGTATGAATCTGGAAAAAGATCTTTGGAAGAGAAGGAATCCCAGATTCAACGCTATGAGAACATCATCAATACCACTCAGGCACAAAACCGCAGGATAGAGGAGCAGCTTTTGGAGATTGAGGATGCCGATGTAGCGCTGATCGACAAGAAGCTTGCTGAACTGGAGGAAAAGAGGAAAGAACTCACGGCCGTTCGGGAGAAAAAGGACCGCTGTGCTGCAATTTCGTCCGAGGTGAATCAGAAACATGCGGAAGTCACGGAATCTGTACATCAGATTTCTACGCAGCTCAAACTTGCAGAGGCCGATCTTGCGGCATATAAGAAACAGCAGGCTTTCATGGAAGACTCCGGATGCCCGGATATCGCGAATGCCACATGCCGGTTTCTCGAGAAAGCGAGAGAGGATGTAGGAAAAATCGCACAGGTCGAAAAAGATATTGCTTCGATGCAGGAGGCCATCCGCATTGCCAAGGAAGATTACGCTGCATATGCAGGAGCTAAGAAAAAGGAAATGTCAGAGATTGGGTACTCGCCGGAAGAAGAGCGGAAAGTTTTGGAGGAAATTTCTGAGCTTGAGTTGTTCCAGAAAAAGAAAGAGGAGGCGGAACAAAAGAAGGCGCTGCGTGCCCGTTTGGAAGGCGAAAAAGAGTCTAATGATAAAACAATAGGCTCATGCATGGAAAATGTCTCTACGGTCAAAATAGAAAGCCAGAAGATAACGGAAACCGTTCACGGACTGTTGGAATCCGTTAAAAAATATGAGGAAGCTAAGAGAACCGTTGACGAGCTTCGGATATACGCAGATCAGGAAACAAATATTCCGGTCTACGAAGAACGAAAAAAACACTTGGAAGAGAAGCGGTCAGACCTGAAGGAACGGGAAAGCCGGAAAAACGATGAATGGACGAAAATATTTTCGGACTTCTTGCAGAAGCAGGAGCTGCTCTCCGGCATCCCACAGGGAAAAGAAGAACACTTACATGAGCTGGAGAAGAAGAAAGCGGATCTTGAGAAAAGAGCTTCGGAGCTTCAGCTTCAAAAAGGTATCCTGATTCAGCGCTCGGAAGATGTGATGAAGATCCGAAAAGAAATGGATGAACTGAAAATAGAAATCTCCAAAGAGGCGGAGTTGGCATCGCATTATGATGTGCTGAAACAGGCGTTCAGTCAGGACGGGGTTCCGCATCAGATCGTTAGGAACATTATCCCTCACATCACGGATACGGCAAACAATATTCTTGGCCAGATGACCGGCGGAACTATGGGAGTTGAGTTCGTCATGGAGCGGACTGTAAAAGGCAAGGATGGAGATAAAGCCACTCTGGATGTGCTGATAGCTGAATACGGAAAGACTACCTTGCCGTACGCATCAAAGAGCGGAGGAGAAAAGGTTAAAGCTTCTCTGGCTGTGATCCTTGCCCTTTCAGAGATTAAGGCTACTGCGGCCGGAATTCAGCTTGGAATGCTGTTCATCGATGAGCCTCCGTTTTTGGATGATGATGGAGCACAGGCCTACGTGGATTCGCTCGAAACAATACGCCACAGATATCCTGACGTCAAGATTATGGCTATCACACATGATGACGCCATGAAAGCAAGGTTTAGCCAGAGCATCACGGTCATTAAAACAGACGATGGCTCAAAAGTAATTTACTAGGAGGATAGCTGAATGGGAAAACGATACTATTGGCTGAAACTGCCGGAGGGATTCTTCCGGCAGAAGCCGATTAAGAAACTCAGAAAGATCGCCGGCGGGGATACATATACGATTATCTACCTCAAGATGCTGCTTATCGCCATGAAGCAGGACGGGAAAATCTATTTTGAAGGGGTGGAAGACGACTTCTACGAAGAGCTGGCATTGGAACTCGATGAGGATTCCGAGAACGTCAAGGTAACGGTTCTTTTCCTGATCCGACAGGGGTTAATGGAGTTGGTTGATGAAACGGAATATCTTCTGACGGAATGTGGGAATATGGTGGGTTCGGAGGCTGCAAGTACACAACGATCAAGATTATGCAGAGAAAGAAAAGCGTTGCAATGCAACACAAATGCAACAACAAGCAACATCGAGCAACAAAACCGTAACGTAGAGATAGAGAAAGAGATAGAGAAAGATAAAGAGATAGAGAAAGATACTATATGCCCGGAGGTAATAACCTCCGAGCAGAACGTATTCATATCCCTTCCCCTTGTGACGGGATCTGGCTCTTTCGATGTTACGATCAATTACCTTAATTCTCTTCGCCAACTGTATCCTGCTGTTGATGTGGAACAGGAATTCCGCAAGATGTATGCGTGGCTTGACAGCAATCCGAAAAATCGGAAGACAGAGCGTGGGATCAAGCGGTTCATTACCGGTTGGCTTGGACGGGCACAGGACAAAGCACCGGCCATGAGATCTGCGGCGCCGGACAATCGCCGAATGACAACCGGACAGTACATGGAATCTACAGCCGATTGGTATGGAGGTGGAAATTAATATGACACCACAGGAGTTTGATGTGATAAGAGCTGCTATCAAAAGTGCGTATCCGACGTTTAACATCATGCCTGATAAGTACAGTATTCAGTTGTGGTACCGAATGCTTGGAGATATCGACTTCAAGATCTGCGAGACGGCACTTCAAGAGCTGATCGCAACACAGACGTATCCCCCGCAGATTGCAGAAATAAGAGCGAAATGCGCGGAGTATACATCGCCACAAATAAAAGATGCCGGAGAAGCCTGGGGTGATGTGCAGCGTGCGATCCAGAAATACGGATATTACCGGTCGGACGAGGCTGTGGAAAGCCTGTCTGGTCCGACAAGGGAAGCTGTGGAACGGATGGGATTCAGGGAATTATGCCTGGGAGATAATCCGGTTGCGAACCGGGCACATTTCTTCAAGATTTATGACGCTATTGTGCAGCGCAAGATCAATGACAGCCGACTTCCGGAGCTTGTACTGCAAAAGAAATCAGAGTACATGCTTAGCTGCAGGGAACAGGAGAAGAAAACGCCGAAAATCGAGGGCAAAGAACCAGACTCTGCAAGAAATGTATCAACTCCTGAATTTATAGATCGGCTCATGAGGGAGAAGGGATTGCGATGAAGGCGAAGAAAGAAGTGCAAGAGATACAGGGAACAAAGCAGGAATTCTTAAAAGTCTTTCGGGAAATGTGCTACAGCCGGAGTGCGTGGCAGGTTTGGGCAGATCTCATTAGCATGATAGCGTGCTCTCTGGCGAATTCCACAGATCCGGACAAGGCGGGCGTTCGATATTTGGAGAGGGAGAGGGAGTACAAACAATGTGCAGAGCGCCTTGGCGGTGTAGATAAGCCGGCACAGTGCATGGCAGTAATCGTCGAAGCGCTCGAAAGAAACCCGGAACAGGATTTCCTCGGAGAATTGTTCATGGAATTGGAGCTTGGAAATCATTGGAAAGGACAATTTTTCACACCCTATTGCGTATGCAAGGCAATGTCAAATATTGTTACGGGCGATGTGGATGAGCAGATAGAGCAAAGGGGATATATAAGTGTTTGCGATCCTGCCTGCGGGGCGGGCGCAACACTGATTGCTACCGTAAGTGAGATGAAGTTGTCAAAATATAATTTTCAGAACCATGTTGTGTTCGTGGGCCAGGATGTTGACCGGGTGGCGGGAATGATGTGCTACATACAGCTTTCGCTGCTTGGATGCGCCGGATATATTTGCATCGGAGACACGCTGACAAATCCCGTAACAGGACATGTGCTTTTCCCGCAAGAGAGAGAAGGACAGGAATTGTGGATTATGCCAATGTTCAGGATAGGTCCATGGGCCCATCGGCGGTTATTTTTCTTACTTGGGAAAGCTGGATGGAATGAATACAGGGAAGCAGAGCGGGGAAGAGAACGGTTTTACATGTTTTTTGATTTTAACGATAAGGAGGAGAAAAGATGGGAGAAAATGTAAGGCATTTTACAACTGAACAGAAAGACGAAAACACCTACGGTTGGCCATGGAATGAAGTGGTTAAAAAGTATCTGGAGAGTGGATATTCAAGCGACCAGAAAGAATGCCAGGTTACGATTCGGGAAAAAGAGTACAAAATTCTCAAAAGGGATGCGGTCACGGTATTCTATGATGCTGATGGAAACACACTGTTTGATGTGACAAATGATCGGTTGAAGAGGGAGTATGAATCTGATCGGGGCGAGGAAGAGGAGAACGAAGAGGATTCTTCATTTGTGGAAATGGGGACTGCATCACTTGCTGATGCCGTTACCGGAAATATTCCGGCTCCGACTCCGGAAGAAGTGGAGACTGCAAAAAAGGCGAATGCCGGAGACGTATTGGCTAAAGCAAAGCAGAAGTTGGAAGAGGAACTGAAACAGGCTAAGGACAAGGATTTTGCAGATCCGATTATTACTCATTTGCTTAAGAGATGCGAAGAGGATCCTGGGATGGCAGAAGATGTTGCGCAAGCACATAAAACATGGAGCAAGTGCTTTAAGTATATCCAGGATCAGGCGCGGAAGCGGGCGAAAGGAAATTGCGCAGCTATACGTGACGATGTGGTTTATGAATGGGCGGAGGATTACTTCCGTTTGGATGACAAAGCGCTTGAGGAGAAAAAGGAGAAAGAGCGTAAGGAACAGGAAGCAAAACGGAAAGCAGAAGCGGCGAAGAAAAAAACTGGATCCGGAAAACAGAAAAAGAAAACTGACGGTAAAAAGGATGACAGAGAAAAGAAAACTGTGGAGCCGGAGAAAAAGAACGACAGAGCTCCGAAGAATAAAGAGCCGGAAGGCCAGATGTCATTGTTTGATTTGCTCTAGGAGGCGATAAAAGTGGATAAGAGAAAGTTGTCAAAAATACCGCGACCGTGTGCAACGCAAAGGATGATTAATGATGCAAAACAACTGGAAAGCATGAATCACATGGTTACGGCGGAATTGATTGAAGATAAAAAGATTCTGCTTCTGAATTTCTTTAGAATAAAAAGCCTGGCTGGCGGAAATACAGAAGCAGAGTTTAGGACATTTCTGTCACATGAGGATTATATCACACAGGATTTGAAAACGTCAAAGACAAAGTGGTATACGGCATCGTTCGCCGGAATGTGGAATTTTAGCTTTACAGAGTATTTGTGGGATCCAGAGTTGAAGAGAAGTCGATATAAAGTAAACGTACATATAAGATCTGACGAAGAAGTAAAGACCATCAAAGACTTTTTTAAGGAATATGTAAACTCGGA